ATATGGAGCCCTGTTATATTATATTTACCCCTCCCCCGGGTGTTTATGTTTGTTTATGTTTGTTTATGTTTCTATATTACTAAATCGTAGTTGTTTAGTAGGTTATATGCGTGCAATGATTGATTAACAAGACAAATGGCTGTCAAATTAAAGGGAAAGCCCATAGAAGTTGTGAAAACTAAGGACACTAGAAAGCAACTTAGTAATAATCATCGTAAAATCATATGTAATTCTTTCGATAATCTTTCTAATAGCTTTCTAGTGTCGTGTATAAGTCTTATTTATTCGTCTGTTTCTTCTACAACTTTTATGTATCCAACTTCTTTTCCAGTAACAGGGCTTATGTATCGCAGATCCATTGCTACAATTTCGTCGCAAGCATCTTCGATTGCCTGATCCATTTCTTTAGGAGACAGAGCAGGTGAGATAGCAGCAATTCTAGCTAAGTAAGAAGCTGAATTATAGCCACATTCTTTCTCGTCATAAGCTGCCCATCTTTCATACTGTGTGAAGGGGTTGAATTTATTGTCCGTAGTGGTAATCATTGTTCTTGCCATTCTTTCATTCAACTCCCATCCCATTAAAGTTATTGAATTCTTTTCTTAGAGTATCCAATGAAACACCTAATTCATTTGCAACGGTGGATGGAGCGAGTCCATTATTTAACAGCATTCTAGCTCTAGATTTAGCAGAAGCATTCATTCCACTATTTTCTCTAGGCAAAGCTCTTTTCTTTAATTCATTTGAATCAGAGTATCTAATAACTCTTTGGAATTGAGTATCAGAAATTGCACCAGCTTGAATGGCTTCCCATTCTCTATCAGTCAGTTCAATTCTGTATCTTTTCACATGAGTTCCACCGTTTACAGCGTCTCTTGCATTCTCTAATGCTTTTGCATTAAGTTTCTTCCATTTATCTTTGTCTTCATAGATTGAAGGATCAGCAGCTCTTTTTGCATCCATCACACTTCTTGCGAGAACTTGAGCTTGTCTTTCTTTTGGAGATTCAAGTTCAGCTCTAAGAATTTTCTTGGTTAAGCTACCATCTTTTCCAACTACATCGTCATAAGCAATCTTTGCTTCTTTATTTTGCTCCAATCTTCCAGTAGTTCTTGAAACTTTTCTTGCTTCATTGGCAAGAGCTTTCAATCTATTGGAATGACTGGCATAAACACTTTCGATGTAGTAACCAGAAGACAATTCATTTGCATCTTTTGCAAGAGCTAAGGCCTCAGCTTCCTGAGGAGCAAGCTCATACTTTCCGCTTTTAGTTTTATAGGTTCTCCCAGTCTCTCGATAAATAATCTCCCCATTATTGTATCGCTCTAATTCTTCTGGTGTCATCTTACTAGTCGCATAAACTTCTTTTCTTTCATTGATTCGCTGAGGACTTCTCGCTCTTGAGATCAATGTTGATGCTCCTGTATGACGGCCACCATTTTCATCAATTCTAAGCTGGTACTTTTCTTTTAACTGAGCAATGCCATTCTCTTCATAAGCTCTTTTCCAATCGAGATTGTGCTTCTCGGCATCGATAACTGTCATGGAATACTTGACTGCTCTCGCAATTTCACTTGGATCAGCAGCTTTAATTGTCATGTCAGTAATTAAGTTTGATGCCATGCCCATCTGCATTCCTTTATTAAAGCCGTCGCCTTTCTTATCGCCATCACTTTTACCTGTGCAATAAGGATCGTCATCACGTCTTCGATAAGTTTCAGTCGGGCTAAAGTCAAGAAGCTCATGCAAAGGATTACCTGGCTCTGCTTTCATGGAACGAAGTTTTTGTCCGGTTGTTGGTATCACAAGAACTGTATCACCATCATAGTCAGCACCCGATAATTGGTTTGCAACAGTCGAATTAATCCCAACAGCATGAGAAGCTTTTGTTCCAAGGACAGCTTTGCCTTCGGCGTTTTTATTATTTACAATCAGTCTTGGTATCTGAAAGATGCCCTCATGCGGATGACGAACAAGGATAACTTCTTCTCCATCATTGTACATTGGTGCATAAACTTCATTGTCTTTCAGACTTGTAACCGGTAAAATTGCAAATGCGCCTTGTCTTGGAAGGGCAGCGGCTTTCAAATGGACAGCAGCCGAATCACAAGTATCTGCAAAGTCATCCATCAATCTTCTTTTTAAGGTCGGGTTTGTAATACTTGCAATTTCATCGTATTCTTTTTTCATTTCACTATAGCGAAGATCAAGCTGTTGTTTCGCTACAGCCGGTAATTGTTTTGAAAGGAACTGAGATGACAGATTCTTTTTCCAAGTATCCCAGTCATCATCGTCATTTACAATATTAACTGGGGACGTATGCTCATTTCCAAGCGCATCTTTATAGTCCCATTGTCTAAAGGCCGCACCAAAAGGATTAGATGGGTCTTTTTTCATAGGTTTCAAAACGCTATTCTCAGAATTTGGTCCAAGCATTGGCGTACCAACGTGCTTACTTGTATTGAAAATAATGTCAACACCAGCAGGCATCTTTTGAGGATCAGCACAGTACACAGCCATGCCCTTCAAATAATGAGTTCCATCGACGCCAATTCGAACCTGTGCATAATGTCTGCCGCCAAGAGAAAGATCTTCAGTGCCAGGACGGATTTCCATAACACCATCTTTTTCGCCACCACCATTTTCAGTGTAGCGAACCATTACTCTAGAAGCATCAATGCTCGGAATAGGTTTTCGAATTTTAGCTGTTTCACCGTAATCCTCAAAATACAAACCATCAGGCGACGTAATTTCTCCTAAATGTTGTTTCAATTCAGCTTTTGTTACATCACCATTGGTTAGAATCTTTAAGTTTGTAAACTGTTTTGGATTCGAAACTTGTGGAAGTCTATAATCATGGACTGTATAGCCTTCGTCTTCAAGTAACAATCTTGCTGCGTGCAATTGTTCTTCACTGATGTTGAGCTGACGACTGACTCCTTCACCAATATCCAGATAAGGTTTTTCTTTCAGAACATCTTTTAAATGATCTGCTATGTTCTTGACTCTGTCTTCTCGCTGGCTTCGATTCGGATTAAGCAAATTTCGTACAGTACCTTCGGAAACACCAAGTTTCTCACCAATAGCAGTATTACTCCATCCTTTTTCATGAAGCTTTTCTGCTATAATCTGATTTTCAGCACCAATCTGATTCTTGTAAATCTTTCGCATAGCAATGTAATCACCAGTTGAAAGACCCATTGCATCGGCGATCTGTTTTTTGCTTAGTCCTTGTGCAGCAAGGTCATCAGCTCTTTGCAAAAACTGTTTATTCCTTTGTGGATTCTTACCAGAACCCCAAGGATAGCGTCCAGAATGTCTTGGAGTACCATAATGAGCAAGGTACTCCAAAATATCCATATGTTCGTTTTCTGAACCGATCAGAATTTCATCATCCATCATCGATCAACCTCTCTTAAAGATTCTGTTGCCCAGCCTTCTTTTTCTTTGATCTGATAGATGACTTCTTCCATCCGATCTTTATCCGGCATGAGTTCCTGTATGTTATCGTTTTGATAAATACGCAAATCCACTTTTGTATTGAGAGGATTAACGCCCATTACGCGCTCATACTCCATCAGAAACAGTGCAGCATAGATTTCGAGCTGTTCCATATGTACCGGTCCTGAACCGGTCTTTAAATCATGAATGCGTAAAACGCCATGATCGAAACAAATAGCGTCTGTGTGACCAAAGCATGCGTCTGTATACTTCAAGGCCACTTCAGGTGTCATTCCGTAACCGATGGCATCATTGACATAGGCACTTAAAGTTTGTGTTGACCCACGAAGCTTAATGCCATAGTTAATTGCCTGTGCCGCAAATTCATGAAGCTTTGTTCCACGCATAGCGGCATATTGGCTAAGAATGAAATTATGGACTTGTTCCTGAGTGTAACTCAACCAATACGGTTTACTCGGACTCAGGACTGCATGTTTGCCGTCCAACTCCAAATGCTTGTTGAAGATCATTCAGAACCTCCTGTTTATTTTCGGGATAAACGAAACGACCAAACGACATTTGATTTGCCAGCTCTACATAGTAAGGCTGGTTCATTCGTTTGGATGAATCGGGTTCTCTTTTACATTCAAGTAATGCCCAGTGATCTTTCCAAAGAACAGTCAAGTCAGGAAGTCCCTGTACTGTTTCGTTCTTATAGATCAAAGCGCCTGGAAACATTTCTTGAAGCTCTGCAACCAGTTTTTTCTGAAATCTACTTTCAAGCTGTTTTCTTCTATTACTCATGTTTTCACCTCGAAAGCCCATAGGAAATGCAGAATTTTGGTTCTGTATCTCCCTCTACTAAAGGCGTTGTAAATATTACGAGCCAAAGTATGCGAAGAAAAAGAGGAGAAGCAGATAATTTCCACTTCTCCCTCTACTAAAGGCGTTGTAAAATTTACGAGGCATTTGATTTGAAGAAAATGCTTTCATTAAATTTCTTCTTTCGTTTTAATGCTCTACTGATCGCAATATCAATTGGGGCATGCGTTCGAAAGCTATAATAATACAAATCTTTGTAAGGTGTGTTTCTTCGATCAATTCGGCCCATTGCTTGTTCAGTCATTTTGTATGAATAACTTTGTGAATAGAACAGCAAGGCATTTGTTGAGATACAATTCCATCCTTCAGCACCAGCTGCATACTGGACAAAGTAAACCCATCTTTCTGAATCTGGAATCTCTTCATGCTTATGACCATTGTATTCTCGTATTACAGTTCCTGGAGGCCAAGAAGCATTTCTAAGAATATCCAGCTCATAGTCAAAGTTATAGAAGATGATTAAACGTGGATGCTTCTCTGATACTTTAATGACTTCTACAATTCGACTTGGATCACTGTTCACAATTCTTCGTAACAAGTAGGCAAATTCACTGACGCTTTGAATGGGACGATTTTCATCAAAGTTCCAGCGTGTTGTCATAATGGTCTTATACATCTTCTGATCATAATTGACCAAAATATCTAGCTTATGTCTTTCTGTCGGTTTCTCGTACTCAATGTTAACCAAGATAGAATCTCGCATTCTGGCTAAGATGTAATCGTCATAATACTTATCGACTTGCTTATATCTGGTATAACGTTTGTAAATTACATGACGATTTTCAAAGTCTGTTTTATTACGAAAGAAACCATTGGCAATGAAGATCGATAAATAGTCCATCCAGACATCACCAGGTGTTGCTGTCAAGAATATCCATTGATTGCTTTTTGAAATCTGTATAAAAGCTTTTGACCAAGCACCATAACCAACAACTCTTTGTTCATCAAAGAGAAAGAAAGCATTCTGAACATTTCTATATTTCGCTATATTATTCCAAGAATCTACTACAACTTTGATTCGATCTTTGTAATAACAAATTTCTGGATTTGTCGAAAGCAGAAAAGCCGTAAGCTCATCTTCCCATTCGCCTTTGTCTCGTTTCTTCGCTGTCGTGATGATGTAAAGATCTTTTGGAGCAATCATTGGAACCTGATCTTGATTTAATCCTCTTTCTCTTCCATTGATCTGACCGCCACATACCTTACAAAAGTAATAAGCAAGGCCGGTCCGACTTTTGCCGGAACCGACCCCACCGCAAAGTATATTGCCATTTCGAAGCTGTTTTAAAGCCTTGAGCTGGCCTTCATCAAGCTTCGGATTCATAAGACATTAGAACGGATCGTTCTCATCAGCTTCTTCTGTAACAGGAGCAGCAGGAGAAGCTACGCCACCAAAGGTTTCCATAAAGTAGTTTGGTGCAATCTCAGCATAAATGGTCGAAGCCCAAATCGGTGTGTATACCATGCCATTATTACGGGTCTTCGGTTTACCAAAATCAAGTTCAATGCAAAGTCTGGAAATATCCAGCGAATCAAGATGATAGATGTCAGCTTCACCAAGAGCCGTTTGTACACCGCTTCTATTAATCGTAGTATTAACAGGCTTCAGATAATAACTCACACTAATCGAAACATACGGTGCCGGTACATCATTCGGATTCTGAACCTTCGAATACTTAATGTCACAACCTCTAGCCTGAAGCTCAGCAAGGACATCATCAGAAAGATGATAAAGCAGAAAATTGCGACGGCCTTCACCATTCACAACCTGACCAGTTACAGGATTACGTTTCTCTTTACCTGCAAAGTTACGGGAACGAATGTCGCCATCAACGATACCGTCAATAATGATACTTCTTTCTTTTCTTTCAACGATCTGCATAATTTTACTCCTTTTAATCATTTTTTGTTTTTGTTTTACATAAATATTCATTTTAAGGCCATTTCCTGGCCCTCTGACGCATTTTAGATTTAAATGGCAAATTATACCACCTAATAGCTAAAATCGCTCAGAGAGCCTTTAAATGGCCTTAGAACGCAAATTAGAGGAACTATTGTACGAATGCATAGAAATCTCCGAATTCAGAGATCGTAGCAATTGCATCATTGGCAAGCTGATTGAAATAGCTCATATCAATTTGATCTTCCAGATGCAATTCTCTAACCATGTCAGCTTCCAGCCAACGATAGTCTTTACTGCCTGCGGCATAAGCATACTTACCATTGTTTTCTCGCATAAGTCTGCCGCCACCACTTCCGGATTTCATTGGACAGAACAAACCTGCTTTTCCAACAAAGTGATAATCATGACACTTCTTTTGCTCTTCACGATTTTCACACAAACGTATGTAATCCATGTGATACATTTCAGAAACATACTGATTGAGCTTTTTACTTGGAATTGTTGTCAGATCCGGCTTAAACTCAGTATCAAGTTTTGCATCATTTTCATCATTCAACTCAAAACCAGTTTTATGCCATTTCTTAACAAGCTTCTCTTCTTCTTTTTCAAGAAGGGTTGCATCAGGCAGGTTTTCATCAAAGTCCAAATACAAACCGAGACCAACCTTCACTGTCTGTGTTACGCACAGATCATAAAAGTTGATCTCTTCATGACTAAACAATGTCTTAAATTCATAAGGTGAAGATTCTTCTTTGAACTGGTCTCCAGTACCTTCCCATTTTCCTGCTTTCTTTCCATTTGCCGGGTCATCAGAATACTTGCAAATGTATACCGCGTTATTGACCAAACAAATGCGATCAAAGATGTGTTCAATCTCAAAGGTATAACCGAACTTCTTGCCATACTCCATGACAAAGTCAATAACTTTCTGGTCATAATTTGCAATCTTAATGGAGTCAGTCTTTACATGAATGACCTTATACCCAAGCTCTTGAACTTTGGTAAGCAGATCAATCATGAACAGAGCTCCACGTTTGGCAACCCAGTTATCATCATTTCGAGGATCATGCAGTCTATGCGGGAAGTTTGCTGCAGTCAAGCCGTAAACCGAGTTAATGGCAATCTTCAGGGCCTTGCTAAGCTGAGCCGCATCTTCATCACTGGTCAAGTATTTAGCCAGAATGCCGCCTTGCAGACTACGAACCCAATCGTAATCCTTATGCTTAATGTGTAGACGAATATCCAGCAGCATCTTGAAGTTTTCAGTATACGGACCAAAACCATTCTCTGCAATTAGTGACGACGGGTGATGAGAAGCACTATCCAAGCAAATTGCATTGTAGTACATTCCAGGTTCCGCATAGACGAAACCGCCTTCACCAGGATCATAGCCTTTGTAAATCGATTTACCGCTAATGACTGTATTGAGATAATACTGTTTTCCAGGAATCGGAATCTCGTCTTTTGTAAGAACAAACGCACCAGATTCGCCTCGTGCACCGAGAATATCTTTCTCGAAGAAACCTGCTGCTTTTGGAGACCGATCAATAGTTCTGGTAATGGGCAGCATGTATTCATCTCTGGGAAAACCGAAGCGATTGAACAAATATCCAGGAAACAGTTTACTAAGATCGGGCTTTACGAACAAGGCTTGCGGATTCTTCTCATTGCCAACAATCAGTTTTGTAGTCAGATTATTGGTCGAATCGTTTACTGTGCTTCCGGGACCTCTCAAAGTATTTGCCAAGTCAACCAGGATTTCTCTTGCTTTAAAGTCTGACTGGTTTGCCAGAAACACTTGTTCTGTTGCAATTACGTCATTGCAGCAATATTCAGCAATTCGATTCCACTTTTCTTGCGGCACTGGTTGATCCCAAGGTACTCCGGCTTCATCATGGCGAATATTAACGCCTTTCTTCTGCAGTGCGATTTCCCACTTTTTAAGACCCTGTTTGGTAGAGCAAAAGTCAAACACATCCGTATAAGAAAGATTCTTCGATTCATAGATCTGCCATTCTTTACTCTTTTCCTTCGGATCATTGATGATGTGCATGGAACGCACAAACAGTTCATAGAGAGAATCACCACGAATTCTGGCATAGCAAATATGGTTATCATAACCCAGATTATTAAAGCCAACTGCATTATAAGTCTGAAAGAACTTCAGAACTTCAGCAGGTTCAGGATTAATGAGGGTAACACAGTCCTTCCCCATTGGCTTATAGACAAGAATGAAAAGATTCGGGAAAACCTCCGTATCAAAGAAAGCGATCGTTTTGTCTTTTGGCTCTATCCACTCAGATGTTTCTTCGCTCTTATACGGAAAGCTTTCAGCCTTGTCCATGCAATAAAGTGCGTTATGCGTACTTCCAGCAGCAAATGCCAAAACCTGTGGTTTCATTTCACTGACATCATACTTCATTCCGCTGTCGTAAGCATCCTGAAGCACTTTACCAATGAAATCAACACATGGCTTTGTAGCAAAAGGTTCAATTTCTTTACGTAATGCTTTTCGAATAATTGCTACTAGATGTTTCTGATCTTCGATGGTATGAACATTGACCGTTTTCTTTTTCTCCTTTCTCAATGGTAAACCAGACGTAATTGTTGCGATTGGTAAATCATTGCATCTCGTCAGTTTTCTGCGTAGGCTTGCTTTGCCAGTAAATATCTTGATTTCGACATCCTCTTCATAGATCGGGTTCAACTGGCTTATATCTCCATTGTAGATGTAAGTCAGATGAATTCCCGCTCCGCTTTTACTTAACTCAGCATAAGTTGGTGGCCATTTGCTTGCAGCTTTCATGTTAAGTTCAAGCGATTTTTCTCCTGTGACAGGATCTTTCTTGTCAAAATCAATGATTGCTATGTGCTCCGGACATCTTAAATAATGAAGCTCTGCAGTGTTCAAATCTTTAAGAATTGTTTCGCACTTATCCCAAGCAACTTTTGGCTGATCGGTTCCATCAGGACGAATAAAAGCATACTGAGCAGGCCATTCGGCGCCAAGCTTGTCCAGTATGCTTTCTGTTGTATTGAATTTGAGCCAGGAATCATCTTGCTGAATATCCAGCTCCTGTTTCTTAGATCCTTCACTATTACTTTCAAACTTTTCAATGCGAAAGCCTCGATAAATACTACGTGTTGGCTTTCCATCGATACTGCCGCGTTCAATAAAGTTCTTAAAGTAATTCTTTAGCTCTTCTTTTACTTGCCGTTTTGGATATGGATAGGGAACTTTAGCCTCATCACAATACATACGATACTTAAACCAAGCTTCATCCAATGTTGTAAAATCAGCCTTAAGCAAATCGTCGTACCATTCTTCCATAAAGTTATAGAAATCATTTGTGGCACCCATCATGGTCAGTGGTACGTATTGATCATAGTAATGCGGATCAGCATTAAAAACATCCAAGCAATGAGAGGCAATGGCACCAAGCTCAAACTCAACATTTTTCGTTAAAGTAAGATACTTTTTGGTTGGAATCTTTCTACCCGATGGCGAAATATCAATTAAGCGTCGCAGCAGGCCCGACTTTGAATTCGTAATCCTAACCGGCGTGTTTGTCGCAATGAATAGCAGCGAGCGAATTCTTGTTGGGTAAGTATGTTGATACTTAACATTCATACGAACCATATCATGTGAAACTAAACTGTTAAGTCGCGTATTTGTTTCCAAATGACTTAAATCACCATCTGGATCAATTGCCACGAGAGGATTATCTTCAAAAGCTTCCATGACAAACTGAGACTTATCGTTTCCTAAGGCTTTCGCTTCAAAATGACCACAATAGCCTTTGAACAACATTTCAACAATATCCAGTATAGTTGACTTGCCTGTTCCTGGCGCACCGTAAAATACAAAAAACTTTTGAAGTTTTCTCGATGCCCCTGAAACAACTGATCCAATTGCCCATTCAATCTTATGTCTTTCTTCTGGATCGTATAATGTCCCGACAAGCTCATCCCAGCATGGACAGTCTCCCGGAATAAGCGCATAGTCGACATGCTTTGAAGAATAATCTTCTCGTCTCGGCTTTGTATTCGTAAAACATAGTTTTCCATCAAGCTGGACATAATTGTCTTTCATCTGCTGTGTAACCAACTTATTCCACTTATCAATGCTCCCGCTTCGAGATTTTCTCATATAAGCAATTTTAGCATTTCCAAGAGTCGCAGAATTGTCAGCCTTATATTTTTCCATAGCCTCGTCGATCAACCGTATTGCATCATCTTGATCAGTTGACCAACATCCACGTGCTTCGTCCCATATTGCATAAAAGTTTCCGCCACGAATCATAAGATCTTTACTCTTAACAGTATTGAAATCTGGAATGATTTCAAGCGGGGAATCTTTTCGCGGACCGTTTTGCCATATAGGATCTACAAAATCCGTATCTGTCATCCTCCTTTCTTGCAAAAATAGTAGACTATGCCACTTTGCCACTTTTTTTTGAAAACTTTACTTAGAAATATTAATATTTTAAACACTTTTTTTATTTTTAACGACAAATGGCATAGGTTTTGTACTAGGTTGGCCATTTTTTGCAATTTTTTCGCGTTTTTTGCCACATTTTTTATCAATTTTTGCATGAAAAACAATGAAAAAGTACGATTTTTCGCGTTTTTTAGTGAAAAAATGGCCTCAGAAAAAATAAAAGTGGCATAGGTTTTGTACTAGGCTATGCCACTTTTTGCAATTTTTCAATTTTTTCTCTATTTTTCATAAAATTTTTCAAAAAACTAAATCGGAAAATTCTGTTCCAAATATGTATTCATCTGCCACCAAAGGTCATTTCTCCGCAAATCTTGAATGGGACTTTGCATGCGAAATGCTCCTCCAACACCATTATTTCCATACCTTCTATGAATGAAAATATCCAGAATTCTGTTCACTTCATTCTCAAAATAATGGTAGTCATCATAGACATCCAAGCCCAAATTTTGCATCATAATCCAGAACCATTTACCGCTTCTGTCACCAAAATCCGGGTCATGCATAATGTCGTTTTCGGCTCTTCTAGCGAGTGCAACAAACATCTCCAGTACCGAACAGGGCCTCCCATCATCAGTGAAAAGCCCTGTTTCAGTGCTAAAGATCGATCGAAGGTATACCCCATCTTGTGCCCTATTTTTGTCATAATCGAGCTCCCAGATATACTGAGTTGCGTACAATTTCCACAATAATTTTTGGTAGTTCCTTCGTATGTAGTCATCGCCGATAAGCCCGATCAGCCAGTTGAAATAGGGGTCGGTCATTGGGTTATCAGTCCTTCTTTCTCATTTGGCATAGTCAACACCTAAGCCTGTTTCTTCGTATTTTTCTTTGAAATCGACTTCATTCATGATAGTTAAACTCTTTCGAACCGGGTCATAAACAAGGTACTTTCCAATATCAATTTCGGTCTTTTCAAAGTTGTCATAGAACATGATTTTGTGCTTTTTACCCTTTGAAATGAACTCTGAATAGATGGCTTTGGACCTCAAAAACTTGTCTATTTCCAGAAAATTCAGTCCATTAAACTGCACAGCTTCAACTTTATCAGGGTCTTTTTTAACGTAAAATTTAATCATTTTAGCTCCAAATTTCTTATGATTTAGTGTTTGCCAAAAGCTATCGATTGAGTCATATGCCACGTTTGTTCCAAACGATGTTATTAATCGCCTTTTTCAAAGGCTATCGTATCCATATTCCTCGGCATATGTGCCCTCTTCGACATAGATTTCATAGTCTTCACGAAGCCGTGAATTGCGTACAAAAGCCGTATTTTGGGCATAATTTCCGACAAATTGCTCCCATTGATTACCTACAAAGAGGTAAGGATTGGTGATTACAGTGCCAGATTCTGTGCACATGACACGATCTCCTCGGAAATATACGTACCTCACTTTCGAGTATTCATCGTCATGATCGAAGTCATCACGGTCAATTTCGAAGAATGTTTCACTTCTCGGCACAGCATCTTCCTCCTCCTCTGACAGGCCCTCTATTTCATCAATTTCGGCCAAGTTTTCGTCAGTATTCGGTGGAAAATCTTCTCTTGGCATGATGGGAACGGGCTCTTTTCGATCTTGAAACGCCGCAAATTGACCATTTTGCTGTGTATCAAGGGCCTTCACATCACCGTTTTTGACCTCATTAATGACCTTATTATACTCAATGCGAGTCTCATTTTTCATAGAAACAGGCTCAGAAGAGGTTACTTTGTCAGCATTTTCATCATTTGAAGCTCCGTTTTTCGCCCCTTCTTCCCCATTTTCGCCCATTTCGAAGGGCAAATCGCTATTGTTTTCCTGCTTTTTGCTATTTTCAATCTCGGCAATTCGCTTTTTGATGTCTTTTCTAAGCCAAATAATGGCCGAAGCAGCACCAACAGCGACTCCAGCGAGAAATATCAATGTATTTTTCATGTTTTTACCTCAATTCTTATCAAAAGCATGCATAAATTCTTCGAATTCCTTAAAACAATTCTTGCAAAGAGGCTGCGGAATCATCGTATAGCCGAATTTCACAGCTTTGATACCATAATTGAACCACTGATCGACTGATCCAAGGTCGTTATGACACCTTGAGCACTTATGATGTGGCACTTTATGACTTTTTTGATTCAAAACTTGCTTAATTTCGTCTTCCAAAAGCTTATCATGGTCAATTTCGGCAGGCTTTTCCGGCAAATTTTCCTCAATTTCTTCGCAAGAGGTCTCTTCAACAGCACTTTCTTCTTCTATTTCTTCTGTTTTGTCCAAAATATCCATCAGATCTTGCCCTCCAGAGGATAGAAGTTGAAGTCCAAACGCATGCACGGAACGTAAATCTTGCAATTTGCATCAGCATCCCAACGTTCTTGATAGCCTTCCAGCTTCGTTACCGTCAATTTACGCATAGAAGCGTCAGGAACTTTCCTTGCATTGCCCGAAATACCATACTCGTTCATTCGTTTAAGTACTTCATCATTATCTCCGAAGGCATTTTCATTGAATCCCAGCATACGATAGATAGCAAAAGCGTTATAAGCTCGTGCAATACCGAGTTCAAGGTCTTTGTTAATGCGATCAACCCTTGCTTCCAGGTAGTATTCCGCAAAAGCACGAATATCAAAGGCGTCAGAAGTCTCATTTGTGAAGTTCAAAGCAAAGATCGAGCCCGGCTGATCCACGAAAATATCAGCTTTCTTCTCGACGATCTTCTCTTCACCACTCTCAGGATCTTTTTCCAGCACTTTTACCATGCCTTCCTGAGCACCCAAATAGATCTTCTTCTCGGTTTCTTCACCAACAGCTTTTGCAACTCTGCCACGATACTCCTGCAGAAGCTTGTTTCCAGCGAGAATATCAGCAGCCAGATGCTTGTTCAGGGTCTTCAGTTCCACATGACCGCCGATCACAAGTCCCATACCACCAAACCAAAGTAATGCAGGAATGCCATACAGCTTCATCATTTCATATGCAGTGTGAATATAAACGCGGGAATACTGTCTACCCCGCTCAATCTTCAGCTGCTTCTTGGTCTCAGGCATCACCGTAATTCCTTCATCTTCAGGCAATTTCAGTGTTGCATCAATCTTTTGGCTCTCATTTTTGGCCTCAAGAAGAACCTTTTTAGCCTCTTCGGTCTTTGTACAGGCATAAACGGTACCAGCAAGAAGCGAAATGCAGCCGACAGCAAGCATAATTTCAGGACGAACTGCAATAGCCTTCATACCAAAAGCCTGCCAGCCGCCCTTTAAACTGTTTTTCCAGGTTCCGGTTTTCACGTTTTTCATGGAATTTGCGAAATTTGTAAAGAAGTTCATCGCTATATCTCCCTTTTAAATATCAGTTTTCGTCATTAGGTTGACGTTTATTAGATTTGTTTTTCTTTTTCTTAGGTTTTTCGTCATACTGCTTATCGGCCGGTAAGAGCTTCGTTAAGTCAGCCACAACAATGCCCTTATCCTTCGATGATGACGACAACTTACTGAAGTAATTACCCATGACTCATGTCCTTCTCAATCTCCCAAAATTCACCATCTTCAAGTTGCTCAAACCGTTCAGGATGATTTTCAGGATCTTCACAGATACCAAACTTAGCATGCTTAGGGTCAGTCGTGTGATGACATTTCTCAAGGTCTATACCATCAGCCTTGCACGATGGAAGTTCCTCATGTTCACAAGCTTTTCCATCACAAATATAAACGATCTCACTCATCACAGTTGCCTCACAGGTGGCAAACTAAGCATCCACCGGCCATCAGTCCTCAATACCGGTTGTGCTCCACTCAGGTCATACCAGCCATTCCCCTGCAGAGTCCAATTTGCTTCATAACCAGTAATCTCAGCCGAATCATAGAAGTCCGCTACTCTTACTCTACCATAACGAGCCTGTACGTTCTTCATACGATCCAGGACAACCAGAGCCGCATCTTTCGAGTCAAAAGAGACACTATTGGTATTTCCAAACTGACCGGCCATCATGGGTTGCTGTACAGGAGACTGAACACCATAGCCATAGCTATAACCGGGTATAGGTTGAGCCATTGTGTTGTAAGGAATCGGATCGCGTCTTACTGGAGGATATCCATAGGTTGTCCCATAGCTCCCGGCATTGTTTGGGTTTACCATGCTGTTTGTTCCGCCATATAAGCTCATCTGTAAAGCACCCAGTCCCATCTTGAAAACCAAATCTTTTAAAGATGGTCCAAGAATATAGCTGGCTAGATAGGATGCGATACTGTCAATCTTGTCACTAAACAAGAAACCGGTAACCTTCTCTTTTAAAGATGGCTTATCAACTTTCACTTGACCTTTCAGACTCTTCCCATCTCCGAGAAGGCCTGCACCACTTGATTGAGAGGGGCCGCTATAGTTGACATTAGGTTGTTTAACGTCTGCCATACATCATTTTCCTTTCTGCAATCGCATTTGTTTATTACCATATTATAATCAGCATAAGCTTTCGTTAACGTTTCATACAGCATATTAGTCACGTCATTACCTGATGTAACGTCCGGCATTTCGACAATATGTTGCATGGTAATGCCATCTTTACTGATCTTAACATGAATAGAGCTGCTTTCATTCATCTCGAATATGACAGTAAACCCATTTAATATCAAGGTTATAATGAAACAGGATAGTGCCATTCAGTTACCTCCAAATATCAAACACGAAAGCCCAGAGCAGCTGTAAAAACTGCTCTAAGCCTTTTCTTACATCATGTTTAACGGTTTAGTCCATGGTAACCTCTTCGCCCACGACGGTTTCGATCTCGTCAGTCGGAGCGCACTCACAGGTCTCAGCCTGGTATTCCTCACCGGTACTTTCCGGCAACATCTGGGTGGCAGAACCGTCATCCACGTAGTCTGCATTAGACTGCGCCGCATGGTCCATCAGAACCTTACCCGCGATAAGAAGTCCGCCTCCGACGATCGCTGCGCCAGCGAGAATCTTGTTCCGAGTAGAATGCTCACCCTTCTGAGCTTTCTTCTCAGCCTTCTTCTGCTGTTTCTCAGCTTTCGCCTTCGCTTTTTCTTCCTTCTTGGTCTGGATCTTCTGGTCCCAGGCAGCCGCGCCGTCTGCAACAGCTTCCAGGAAACGCTTCTTTTCCTTACCTTTGTCATCTGCCGGAGTCTCCGGAGTTTCAGGAATCTCTTCCGGCTTCTCCTCCACAGTTGCTTCCTCGTTCTGTTCCTGATCGTTGATCTCAAACTGATCATCGTTCACGTTTTTCTTGGTTGCTCTCATGTTTAAAATCCTCCATATTATTATGATGTGAGGTATTATCCTCATTATACGAAGTGCAAATTTTACGAATATTTACGACAACGTAGGGCCGCTTCAGGCTTTTTAGCCCAAAACAGCCCCAAATTTCCTTAAATTATGCAAATATCAATGTTAAATTGCTTGCTATTTACTTGCGAAACGTCTTAATTCCCCATACGGTTACTGCAGAACCGATGATGACGAATATAATGCCAAGAATAGTCCTCGTTTTCATTGACTAACCTCCTTTACAGCGGATTTCGTTCCGTTAGCTCTTGGGTCTGACAGAGATATTCCGTATAATCCAAGTCAACGAGCATAATTTGCTTAAATTCCCCATTTCCTTGGTCTATATAGAACTCTCTAAATTTCTTACAGATCTGATTCTTCGGGATAGGATTCTTCCCGCCATAGAACCGGAATTCCATGACTTCTCCGATACGAATTCCGAAACTGTCGCTCACAACCATGCCTATTTTCTTCAAGAATTCAGCAAGGTCCAAGCTGGAATGCAGATCGGTATAGTAAGCTTCTTCGTCATTGATGAACGGACTGCCCTCTTTCACATAGAAAGGATCTTTCGGGTCCTTTTCCGAGGGCAGATATTTCTCTTTGAGGGCCTGAAGCCGTTTCCGAAGCTCATCGTTAGCATCGTAAATGCCCTTATCAAGATCATCCATGTCCATTCTTTTTGCCGAATGCAGCACATGGTCTAGTACGACAATGTTCCCCTTGGCTCCCTTCCGATTCCAAGCTTCCAAGATCTCCTCATCCGTGAAGTCTTCACTCATAGCTTCTTTCTCGATCTTGTCAACCTTTTTCGGATTAAGCTCTTCCTTAAACTTTTCGGCTTTTTTCTCACTCTTTTCAGCCTTATCAGTCAAGAACTGGGTCATTACATACATCTCGGCAAGACGATCCATCGAAAGCTTCTGCCCAGCAATTGCTAAACCAGTTGAGGTCACACCAAGAGCCAGAGCCATCCAACAATATTCCAGATAGATGACGATCTTTTCTTTTCTGGGAAGCGGAACAGGCACATTCGAGTTCTCTTCTTCTGCAAGTTTCCTCTCCTCATAAGCAATTCGCTTATCTGCGTTTCGACTTTCTTTCCAGAAGAGATAGACGGCAAACCAGCCAATCGCAATCGAAGACCCAGTCATCAGAATAGGAGCATTTTTCCTACCGAATGCTGCACTTTTGGCTAATAGATCTTTCCCGCTCTTCATTAAAGATGAAATATCAAAGCTCATCTTAGCGCCTCCTTACTTCCCAAACCCAGGAACTCCGGCATCATAAGCTGTTGACGGCATCTTGTCATACCGAATCACTTGCCATGTACAACCGAAATGATCTTCCTTTACAATTTTATAGTCGAAAGGTCTCTTCGGTCCCCACCAGCAGCCATTGATGCTCTCAGGTTCTCTCAAGCAGTCAATCCCGATGCCAAGACAATCCTCATAGAACTTCAAGGCTGCGAGTTTGTGATTGCGAGCACAGGTTTCTTTTGCTTTCTCCAGGCCTTCAACCAGTTCATCTTTGTCTGCTTGAAATAGCGTTAAGGTTGCCGCATCAAAGAAGACATCGCCGCCCTCTTTTCCTAGCTGCAAAGCAAATGGCTCTCCATTATTAAAGAACTTCTGGAGCATCCGATCTTCCATGGCTTTGTCTTCAATTTCTTTGAACTTCTCTTCACCGATAAGTTTCTTACCATTCTCAGCAAGTTTTTCCAGCTTGTCTCTCTGGGTAGCGGCAAGAGCAGCCCAACTTGCAATCGCTCTCCCATCCATAACCTTCGTTAAAACCATCAAACCAGTACCTGCAAGACCAAATGCAGCCACCCAACGATAGGCCAAAATATAACGAATGTTACGAGCAGTCCTCAATTCCTTCATTTTTTCGCGTTCTACGGGCATTTCCAGGCTCTCTGCTGCAAGTTTCTTTTTTTCTTGAGTGAACTGTTCATTGGCCTCAACAACCTCTCTAGAGGCTTTAAATGCCGAATAAAAGGCACATCCGAAGCTAATGAGTCCGCAGATCATCGCAACAGTGGAGCCATGTGTATTTAAGAGTCCACTTAAGGAATTTGCAACTTTATTATCTTTCAAAATATCTTTGTTCATTTCATGTCTCCTTTATTAATATTCCAAATAACAGGGATCTGGATAGCAGCCGAACGTTGGTGCAAAATAGAAATAGGGCTCTCTAAAGAGGTCTACCCATTCACCTTGATCAATGTCTTTGGTTTCGAAGTCCATTTCCACACGATAGTCTTCGCTGTTTACGTAACCGTACTGGTCACCGGCCATAGAGGGAATGAGGTTCAGCATACGATAGAGATCGTTCCAACATAAGACCTCCCAATTTTGAGCATCATTTGGATCTTTATCAAAACGATCACACATCCGCTGATACATATCCCCGAATTCACATAAGGCTTCTTCTACCAACTGAGGATCAGACCGAAACATACGACCAAAATATCCCTCTATGCAGAGATGCTCGCCAAGACCAGTGATCTCAGCATACTGAGCTTTTTTGTGCCAAATCTCAGCTTCAAAATCATCTTTCCTCGGCTTTGCAACAACGATCGGTTTGACCAGCCGAATTCGTTTATGCTGCTTTGGAATTAAGAGTTCATCTTTTTCCATTAAGTTGTCTCCTCAAAGTCATAACTGGCGATAGGCAAAATATCCATATCCCAATTCATCTCTTTTGGGTCTTTAATTCCAACAGCCTCGCACAATCGATTCTTTGCCTCATCATTTAGGTCGCTGAAATAGATCTCAAATGTTTTCATGGTCATTCTCCTTTCAATTTAATTGACCAAAAAATATAGGAGAGGATGCTCATTTTCCTCTCCATTATAGGGTATGTAAATTTTACGAAGCTTTTTCCATTGCTTCAAGAAATTTAGGATGAATGCCAAACTTATCTGCCACTTTCTGAATAGCTTCCTCACTGGTTTCGCCTTCAGCATACTCAACAAATCTAGAATTAAGCTGGAAGAATATCACAAACTTTTTCATAGGCAGTTTTTACGAACTGTAGTTTTACCTTCCTTTCTTTTCTTCGATCAACTGGTCCACAACATGCTTCAATTCATCTTCAACTTCTTCAAGCGTCCAAACGTGCTCATCATAAGAAGTCGGAAATTTTTTACGCATATCGAGCTTTATATCAAGCATACGCATAGATTCCTCATCATCGGCAAAATATTTCTTGGCAGTCTCCAGATCTTCGCCATCTGCATAATGTGCGCAGTCGAAGCCAATCCACCAGCTATCACTTTCAGTGCTTCCAGGCAACTCCTCGTTAGCCCAAGTGATCCCGCCATGGCAATCAATATCGAGATCATCTCCATCAACACCATAAAGCGGATGGTCTGCAGGTATCTCTACATAACCCGTACGAAAGCCAAGATTACGGAAGTTAATGACGCAGCGATAGTCTTTATAGGTGAACTCTTTTTCTTTGTAGATGGAACTGTACTCGCTCATGTTTATTCTCCTTTTATTATTTAGTTTGATTTAACATCAGGATAGTAACTATAGTCAAAGATTTCATCGATATACGAATATCTTCTTAATTGAATAACCGGTGCTGGATCATGACAAAGCATCTCTATCATCCAATCTTCCCAGTTATTATAGATCTTTTGTATAAAGGCATAAGAATTTCCACGAGACAGATACCTTTTCATGTATTCATTTCTGGTTTCTGTCCACGAATCATTGCCTTGTTCATATCGGGGCATAACAATGATATAAGGAATAGCATGCTCTTGCATATATTCTCTAACTTGCTTATGGCAAGAAACAAAAATATAACTATACTGATGACTCGTATAAGCTTTCTCAATTTCTTTGCAATAAAGATTAGGATGATAATCATCTTTAGCTTTAAAAGGTGAAGATTCCAAATCTATGATGTCGTTTCGACCTACATGTTCATTCATATATGTGGCAAAATAGGTCTTTCCAACGCCAGGGAAACCACAAATTACAATAGGGGCTTCTTTTCTTTCAGGAATCATGTTTATTCTCCTTTTCTAAATTAAATCGTTCTTCGCTGTTTGTATACAGGCGTGATGACGTAAAAGAGAATATCGTTCATCATCTTACTCAGCTTCAATCTCTAAGATCATCATACACTTGATGGTCCCAAAGGTTGGATCATGAACCAGCCAACCTTCCCAGTATCCACGAGAGCTATGACCGGTATAAAACGGCTTGATCATCACGCCATTCTTTATAATCTTCGGCTGAATCTCAATGAGCCGGTCAAGTACCTTTCTCTTTGAGGTAAAATATCCAAGATGAAACTCCGGCCGATTCGGAGTAATGGGCATGTAGACGGGAATCGGATTCTCTCCGCTTTCATCAATAACACTATGCATGTCGATGCGAATAAGCTGATAAAACTTTCTCATGAATTATTCTCCTTATTAATTCTGTTTTATTATATTAGCAATTGTATGGTCGCTATATCTAACCGTTGTTCCTCCAAATGGATATGCAATGCTGGTGAAACTTCCATTATCTAAATATTTGCCTTCAATTGCTTCATCAATTGACACCGTTGTACAGTCTGTTCGGTACATGTAAATGTAGTTTTCGCGTTTAGCATAGGCAATTGGAAAGCCCTTGCCATCTAAATAATGTTTTAGGCTGATCACTGCATTTTCTGGTCTGATAGTCTCATGGAGCTTAATGACCTCCAATCCACTATCTAGAAAGTTATGCACGATCTTAGACCACTTAGATTTATTTTCTTTCATGGTTTCATCCTTTCAAATATATCCAAAGTGAATTAGCAGCCATAGTCCAGAGGTAGTACAATAAGTTGTAAGGACGATTATTAAAAAACAACCCCAGCCTATTAAATCATCATTAGTGCCATCTTCAAATATTTTTACGATTCCTAGGTGCATAGCGAAAGCCAATGCGAATAATAGTACTCCGACAGCAACTCTTCCTAGTATCATTCAGTTACCTCCTTTCAAATCTTTCCTGCTGAATACAAGAAATATGTTCCTGAAATAGCGCAATACAAGCAAACCGTTATTATGATCCAAATTGACATTCCATCGATGTCCGTATTCTCAGCTAAGCTTTTGACTGCTACGCCTAATAGTGCAGCGACAATAGCAAATATAACAACACCAACTGCTAACGTTCCTAAACTCATTCAGCATCCTCCTAGCAAAAAAAAAGAAAAGAAGGAACCTAAAAGATTCCTCCTTTGCATTCATCAGAACTGGCTGATTTCAACTACATTCGGCTCATCGTCATCATCCTCATCGGATACATCTGCATCTTCATTCGGAATCAGGTAAGTACGCTTAAACATCGTATTACCATCCTTGTCTACAGTGATCCGACAGGACTCGCCTGCCTGCAAGCCGAGCTTTTCAGCCGTGTCGTTCAGAATATCAAAGTCACTTTTAGGTTCCTTCGGCAAATACTTTTCCGGATGTTCTCTCTGGTCTTGTACGCTCGATGCAACAGCTGCTGTCATAAGGCCTAAGAAGCTCACAAAAGTAGTCGTCAGAATCAGTCTCGGATGTTCATTCCAGAAATCCGTTACGTCATTTGAGATCTCCTCCAGTTTTGCTTCAGCCTTATCGCATGCTGCTTTGATCTTTGCTTTAATACCCATGTTTTATTCCTCCTTATTAATATTGAGTATCTGCTCATCATAAGAGGTGTCAATTTTACGTTCTGCAATACCAAGAAAATTGGTCAGAAGCTGAAATACATTTTTATCAAGCTTCTTAAACTGCCTCTCCTGATATCTCTTGAACTTATGCGTCTTACCATTGAAATATAAAACATGGATAGAACGGTCATTAATATTGGTAATGATGCAAGGACTACAGCCAAAGGCATCTATGCAAATATCACCATTTTCAAGATGGTCAACTGGGAATTTGCCATCATAGAGGGAATAGACGACGTGACAGGCGATCCTTACAGCTTCATCTTCATCAAGGACAATATCGCCCATCATATGAAGATTATTCTGAACGCCAACTTCTTTTACAATGTCCAAAGGATCTTGGCCATCTCGCATGCCAAGAATCAGTGTTTCAATTACGTGCTCTGCATTACTCATTTTTTCTTCTCCTTTTCTGTTTCCAGCATCTTGATCAGTTCCTCATGCGACTTAATTCGTCTCTGAAGACCTAGGATGCAGCCATTCTCATAGTCAATGAAGCTATTAATGGCCTTCTCATCGTTTTCCTCAGATAGCCATAAGCATTTGTTATAGATGACGCCTTCAAAGGGACTGACTGACTTTCGATCATATTTTCCATTGATCTGACGTTCATAAAAGTTACAGCATGGATCTTGTGTCGTAGCTCCTGGAATTCTGGGCTTATCCTCCACATCGCCATGAACTTTCTTGAACTCTTTGTGCCAAAGAGAATATAAGACTGCTTTTGCCATGTTTTTTACTCCTTTCATAAAAAGAAAAGAGGAACTCAAAAGAATTCCTCTAAAAGTCTTAGTCAAGCCACTTGATGTCTTCGTCAGGCGGATAGCAAGGTCTCTTATAAACAAAATGATCTACAATAACAGGCTTCAGTGTAGGATCATTATACACCGAACTGTCAGAGAACACTAATTGTTCACCTTCCGCCAGATTAAGAGAATCACGAAACTCCAAAGCTTTGTCATAGTTCTCTTTGTATTCCTCTTTCCAAGGAGCAAGTGTTGGTTTTTCCTTTTCTTTCTTTGCTTTGTCGGCTGCTTCAATGAGTTTTTGTTCATAGGCATTATGCCCATCAGAATAACCAATTACGTAAGTCGTACCAATTGCCAATCCGACGCCAAGTGCTATCTGTGTTTTTATGATAGCATCGGCTAATACCGGATGTTTCGTATTGAACTCCTCGATTTTGGTCTTCTTCCAAGTTCGATAACTTTTCCATTTTTCTTTAATGCTCATTTGTTTTCCTCCTCAATAAAGTTTAGGAATCTTGTTCCTCATTATTGGGTCTGTAAGTTTTGCGTGCAGTACTTCTGTCGATTAGACAGAGATATTTACGTTAAAAATATAAGAGGACCTGTATTTCAAAGTCCTCTTAATTGAGTTTAACTGAAGGTCGAATATGTGATATAGTCCGAACTTAAGTTAATTCCGATCATATCGTTGTAAGCTATCACGTTATACATACTTTTTACATCAAAATTGCCATTGATCTTATCAACAAGCATCAGCTGTCCATTCACATAGTTCATGAATAATGAGAATCTCTCATCAATCATTTCTTCCATGGCATAGACGAACTGACCTTGTTCACTAAGCTCTTTGGTTCTTGACCTAATGCTGTCCAAAGCAGCGTGTAGTTTTCTTAATTTTGCCGGAATTTCTGCGAAAAAATCCATTTTCTTTTCCTCCTAATTTTATTCGGTTTTGCTCACTATAGGAGGTTCAGATTTTTCGAGGGGATAAAGCCGTTCAATAGAACCGATTAATCGATCAAATAGCCTATACTCGCCACGTTCAAGAGGATATTGCGCATGTTTTATTCTCCTTTATGTATACATAAACCATGATTTGTCCTTGGTATCTGCGTAATAACATAGTAAAGCAAACTCATCATCAGAAAACGACGGAAGCAGTCCTAGACATTCAAGCTTTTGTTCATCTGTGAGCTCAGTTTTTGTTTTAATGGCCTCTATAATCATCAAAACAACTTTTTGCTTGTCTTCTGCCATTTCCCTCCATACATCCAAAAGCCGCTTATCGCTGAGCTTCATTTGCTTTACATCTCGAAAAGGATACGTCATTGCTCTTCTACTCCATATTTGATTGCAACTCTGATCACGTCTGTGGATACTGCCTCAAGATCGACAATATAATAACTATAGAAGGGCTTTAAAAGACCGCTGTCAGCAGGTAATTCAGAATATCTATCCCAATCGCTTCCCTCTACAATCTGAACAATCTCAGTCGGGCTATTGGAATACTGAAGCAACTGGCCCAAAGTAATAGGATTAGGTTTTGTGCTCATACTTTAATCTCCTTTCTTTGTATCAATAATCGTATCCTGAAAATAGATCTTATAATGGTCAACCAGTTCTAAAGCATGTTCTGTTTTAGGAGAACTAAAGCTGATCTGTTCCCAACTTCCATTATCTTCATCATCTGTATACTGCATGGTAACCGGAACATCCACATCATCGCCTAAAGATTCCAGATAGTTTTCTAAAACGCATCCAAGAGCTTCTCTAGGCGTATCAAAGATTCCAATGCAAATGTCATAACCAGATTCTCCATAGTTCACGACGGCATACTTGCGTTCCTTAATGACTTCTGTGCCATTACAATGTTTTTCAGTGATTCTCATGCTTTAGGCTCCTTCCACTCGATGAACAACGGCTTTCATATCTTCATCACCCATAACAAAGACCGGCTCTAACCATTTAACTTCTAAAACAGTTCTTCCAGGTCCAGTCCAATAATGATGCCAATGAGCACGTCTAACATGAGGCCGCTTCTTTGTTCCTTTCGTACCAATTCGTTCAGTTTTAATGTCTGATTCTTGATACATTTTCTCAAATCTTTGACCGATAGAATATCCGACCTGACTTACTTGAATATTAATCTTCTTTTCTTTGCCATCTTTACTTTTACTGATGGGTCGATCCTTTTTAGCAATTTTTACATCTTTAATTTCAGCATTTGAAGCACTTAAGTATTGGCATGCATTCATAACTATACGAAAGAATGGTCTCCAGAATTCCTTTATTTCATCAATTCGTTTAGGATCGAAAGACTCAATGCCTTTTCTGGAATCTACATAGTAGTCAATAGCATCATCAAAGTTCATACCTTCTGGAATGTCGAGTGCAAAGCCAATCCATTTTTCTTCTCCGCCGCTACCTAAGATTTCAATGCCGAGATTTAAGATTAACTTAGTTACAACGTGAACTCTGACGAAAGCGCCTTTGCAAGTCTTCATAGTAATTGAGCCTAATCCATATTTTTCTGGATTAATCTCTCTATCACCAAAATATAAATAGAAGGACTCATAAGGTAGCCGCTTCCAAAGTTCACAAGAAACCTTAGCGCTTTCTGTATCAGCAAGATAATCTGCAAAAGTTTGCTGAAGTTCATAAATCTTCTTATACTTTGTCCAATCAGCAATCGTCCAGATTCCTTCTGAAATATCTCCCACTTGATCTGCATCTATCTCAGGATATGTACGCTTCAAGGCAGCACGAAGCTTTGGTTCGGTTTTAAGCTTAAATGTCAATAGGTCATCGTTATGTTCTCGTATATCATAGCCTACACCTAAAGCATTTCGTTTCATAAGGCCTGCGACAGTGATGATCTCGGAATAATTATTACTCATAAAATCTCCTTTGTCACATTCCAGATCCTATATTCAGAATCGCATATAAGCTTGTATGCATCTGTAAATTGCTCAAAATCATGCATGTAGGTTTTATAAACTTTTAAAGGAAATCTTCGTCCACTCATTTCTAAAATACATGCATTTTTTAGTTTGATTTGGTCCTTTGGAAGATTTGTCGCAATAAAATACGTTTTTGCAGGATCGACTTGTAATTTATTCGGATCGATGTCATCTACAAATATAACAGAAGCATCTGTTTCAAATACTTTTCGCAGAATGTTCATTATGGAGGTCTTTCCTGTACCAGGACCACCGGTAAAAATATAGCAATAGCCTGCTACAGCGTCTTTTTCATGCATAATGATACCCATAAGAGTGTGAAATTTGCCAGATGAATCCTCAAGTAAAGTATCAATAAAATTTGTATAATAGTGCGCAGCCACGCCAATGAGACCTATAATAGGATCGCTCATGATTTATTCTCCTTTCAATCAAGCACAATCTCTTTAAGCATATAAATAGTCTTTACGTCTGGATAAGCTGGATTATCCAAATCGATTTCATAAACTTCGTAAATATCTGAGCACACAGATGTAGTTGCAATAGGTTTCGTTAATTGAGCGTCTTTAAAAGCCAAAGGGGAAATCTCAATCATATTCATAATGGCATCAAGTTTTGTCTTATAATACCCTAGTTCACGTTCTGGAGACATGATGACATTAATTGGACTTCCATCCTGATTGATACCAATTTTTCGAATATCATGCATTGTAAGTTGGAAAACCTTCATAATGGCCTCAGGCACTGGATCATCAATTTGTTCTTTAACTATTTCTCTGATTTCATCGTTGCTCATGTTTTATTCTCCTTTCAAATTTCATTAACAATGCTTGAATTCTTAATTATCTCAATCCAGTCTTTGTATTTTTCAATTTCTTGCTCTAATTTTTGAATCTTTGTCTCTTCATACTTAAGGAACAGTTCTCTGGCTTCTTCATCGGCATCCTGCTCATACCAAACGGTTGTATTATAGATGACGCCAGGCATACCACAAATAGAAAACCGCTTTTCTTTGCCACTGAAAAGTGTGGTGTAAAACCGACCAATCAGACTAGCATCTTTTCCAACTTTAGCTCGGAAGCCGCAAATACCAGCTCCTTCTCTAAAGAAAGCATTGCCACGATACTTAACTAATTTTTTATTAAAAAACGTATACACCACAATATCATGAACAGTTGTGTCTTCAAAATGAGTAGATCTGGTTGTTTCAAATTTCATGTTTCATTTTCCTTTCAAAAAGCAAAGGGAAACCGTAAAGATTTCCCATTGATCATTATGCGATCCAGTCGCTATGGAACATCTGTCCACACTGCTGGAAGACGGCAACCGCAATATGCTCATCGTCAGGATTCTTAAATCCTTCAATGGTATACACGTCGTCGCTCCCAATGTGGAGTGTCTTAGCGACTTTCATCACTCGATCAAAGTCTTCTTTCCGACTTCCCTTTTCCCAGGCTTCTAAATCAGCCCGCCGTTTCGACATACTTCCGCCAAAAATATTTCCATGGGTTGCGTTTGGCCCATACTTAGCCTTGACCTCCAGATTGAACGCTCGTGATCTCTTGATACCGAGAGCCATGGCGACGACCGAGTAAATGCCAATGCCTCCCCAGATAGTACCAATAAGGATTTCTGCCTTATGGTTCTCCCAGAGATCAATAGCATTTTGCTTGATCTTCTCCATGATGCTCATATTTGAATTCTCAGTTTGCTCCAAAAAATCACTAAATTCTTTTCTCTTTTTAAGTTCAAAATCAGGAACTCCAGGAAAGTATTCAGCCCAATTTTCTTTAGTCAGCATTTTCTTTTCCTCCATGTTAAAATATAGTAGGAACGTTGTCCTCATTATTGAAAGTGTGAATTTTACGAGGCAGTCTTCGTTAGAATAGTTTACTAAAAATATAAGACCCTGTAAAAACAGAGTCTTATAGTGTTTTAGATCTCCACAGGTTTCCAATAGATGCCAACAAGGGCTCCTGTATAAGCACGGGCTGCCAAAACCATTTCTTTATTAACTGTCCAATCGAAAATAAAGATTGATTTTTTCACTGGCTTAAACCAATGCATCTCCCAGACCATATTATTATAGTAATATGTAAGATAGACCGAATCTTTTGTTTCCTTTAGATCACCATTTTCTGTAGTTTGATCAAAAGGACCCGTATAAGATTCTTCCCATTCTTTCATATGTGGATTAATCATTCTTTACGAAAAAAAAGGAGACGGTGTGTCTCCTATGAGTTACATATTAGGGTCCCTGAAGATTACCATTGTTTCGATCTTATCCCCTCTGGTAAATACTTTGTCACAGACGCTGGTAACCGCCTCAGATATCGTTTCCTTAGCTGAAGTGAGCTTCTCTTTAATCCAGGATTCATTAGAGCCCTCAACCTCAAAGATCTCTCCTTCGTGCTCTTCAGGAACGATAACCTCTTCGATTACAGTTTCCGGAATCGTATTTTCCGTCAGAATAGTTTCAGTGATAACCGTCTCAGGAACCGTGTTCATAGGTTCCGCCTCCTCGATATCGATAGGTCCGCCATTGATCGTAAGGGCCATGCTCATCAGCCATGCTGCAATTTTTGTTCTCATTTTAATATCTCCTTTTTCAAATATCAATTATTGAGGTCCTATCTTCCTCATTATAGGCGTTGTATAACTTACGAAAAAAAAAAGAGGCACTGTAAAACAGTACCCCTGATAGTGCTTAGAACTGGCCCAGATCAATGCCAGACTGGAAGTCAAAGCGAAGATTATTCAAGTACCGGAGAGCAGTCACGCAACGGCTCTTCAAAAGCCCATTGTCATTTGCTTCTCCGATCTTGTAAAGATCTCGCAGGTAACTTTCCAGACCGTCGATCTGAGTGCCCATAGCGCCCTCAAACAGGTCTCGTACCTCTTTCTTTGCCTCGTTGCTCATAACTTTCTTTTCGTCCATTTGTCTTGCGTCCTTTCTGAAAAATATAGTTTTTGAGCTCTTAGCTCACATAGAGGGTGCCAATTTTACGATTTACGAGGCACTTTCAAGCTCATTTAGTGTCGAATCGAGCTCTCCATCCTCACAAGTACATACTGGAACGCCATTCAGGTCAAATATCATCCAAACGCCTGTTTCTCGATATTGTAATCCGAGAAAATTTCCAAATCTCGTCTTAGAATATCTTGCATACTTAGCTTTTTCACGAAATGGTTTGATCTTCTGTTCAAGTTCTCGCTGCCTACGTACTCTCATATCGGACAGCCGGTCAAGGTTTTCTTGGAGCACTAAATCGATGTAGTTCATAATATATCACCGATTAGTCAAATACTTTTCCGGAATATACTTCTTAAAACGATTCTCATCACCAACGCCAAAGTCTTCAAAACTTAAGCCATATTCGTCCATTCGTTTCAGAATAGCTTCAGCAAGCTCTTTCTCATACTTCGGATCAACATAGTTAAAGAAACGAATTGCCGATCTTACATGGTCAGCATCTGGTAAAGGGAATTTATGTTGTTCAGGTACACCGAATTTCTTTTCTTTATCTTCTTTAAGATCTGAGTGGTCGAGAATATCATTATTATCGCCAAGCTTCACTTCTTCCACCGTCTCATCTTCGTCCTCAATAGTAGACGGCTGCTCTTTGCGCTGCTGCATCTTGAGAACAGCTTTGATGTTGTCTAAGATGGTCTCAACGACTTTCTTAGTATTCTTATGAAATATAATTCGTTTCTTATGGTCGTCATACCAGTCGAAGATCTCCATAAGGTTTTCCTTCTTCCAAGAAAAGCTCCACCAGTCCGCGATCATTTCATAAACGTACTCAAGAGGCATCTCCAGGGCTCTGGTTCCTTCGCTAGCATCGTCGTTGATCAAAACCCAGTATTGCCAATGATGCGGGTTATTATGAATATGATGAAGCCAAGCATAATCAAAAGCTTCTTTTACTTTTGCAGTTTTGTTTCCGCCATAAAAGTAGTCGTCATATGCTTTATACTCTTCAGGTTGCATTTTACTGCTATCATGAACCTCAGCATTGGACATTGCCTTATCTAAAATATCATGATCAATCCCAGCAAGATTGTCCGCCATCCATTGCAGTCCTTTTCGTACTCCGCTGCAGTGCTCATGAAGATACTCATTATACTTTAAGCTCATATGTATCAGTCCTTTCTATTATTCAAGGAGCAAAAGAAGGAGCAGATGTAGCCCCTTCTCTCGTAATAACCCTTAATCTACAGGTACGAAATGCCGTTCATCAAAGCTCCAGGCAGAGAGTTCAATGATTTCAGACTCTTTCACATTAGTGCCGTCAAGTCTCTTGAATAAAGTAATCACATGGCTTTCACCATGATTGTTCTTCACATCAAAAGACCGATCATACATAATGATGTTAGATCCTTCTTCTTTGATTTCTCTTGCCCGGTAAATGCCATCCGGACATTTTACGTAACCCCTGTATTCAAGGGCGTTGACGAGAGCTCTACGATCTGCTCCCAGGTTCCCAAAGAATATAATTGCTACCAAAATTATTGCTGTGATTGCGATAATCTGTTTTTTCATATAATCTCCTCCTCATTTTTTTTTGTAGTAGTTAATATCCTTCCTACTATAGTCGGTGTAAACTGTACGAATGAAATGAGTACTTCTGTCGATTAGACGGATATGTTTACGAAGGAGGAAATATAAACAGCTTTACTCCGTCACCAACTGCAGATGTTGATCTGTAAGCAGGCTCTTTGAAATATTGTATCTATATTGCATGGATTCGTCGATCTCACGTTTAAGCTTTTCAGAAAAGCTATAATGTTGACCAGTTGGGATCAGTTCTCTAGCCCTCAATGCATAATGCCAGCCATCTGCTCTGGTTATGACGATGGCCCAATTATCGCCAGGCTTATAACTGATGATGATGTAGGTTCTACTTGGGCCGCCTTCAATGGTTGTTACCTCATCGCCAACTTTAAGATCATATTGACTCATACTGGCTCACCTTCAATATCTGTCGGAATATAAAACGGGCTTTCTGGTTTTGTTAACAGCTCATCAATGCTAGCTCCAGTATCTTCATCGAAGATTGCTAAAATAACAGAAGGCTCCACGCCTAAACGCAAAGCTCTTAAAATATAATTAATACTTGCTCTCCCTTTAGCATCACTCTGAGCCAATGCAACAAAGTCATCATAGTCGATCAGGATTCGTCCATCTTCCATGCATTCAAGTTCTTCGTATTCAGTTTCCATATAAAATATCCCCAAAGCCTTTCCAATTGTATTTTTCTCTTATATCAATGTACTTCTTAATATAGTCTACGGCTCTATCAAGTTCTAATTCAGCGCAATGAACATCATAGATGAGCTTAACCTCTTTATTGTCAAACCATCTTGCATCAATCTCAATCCGCCGCAAAATATCATCAATTGAGTCGCCGCGTTTCATCATACGTAATGCCCGAATCGTCTCACTGACATCTAAGCCGATAGTAACAATGCCCTTGTCTCCATGATAGTGTTTCCTCATATGCTCAACGCCAGGAGGATCAATGACGTAAATATCACAGGCATCAACAATCTCAGCCGTCACGCCATAACGATAACCGTTGTATTCTGTATAGGCTACCATTTCGCCAAGTTTATCGAATTCTTCATTAGAGACAAAAATATGACCTCCTTCACCTTCATAGCGAGGAGGTCTTGTCGTATAGCTTTCCACAACTTTTAGGCCGTAAATATCATGCAGTCTGTTTGCAATAGTTGTTTTACCGGAACCGGATGGGCCGATGATGAGATAGATGTTGTTCATACATTAATCTCCTTGATAATCTTGTCAATATCATGAGCAACAGATATAAAGTCTTCTTCCTTATAGCCCTTCGTCGTCATTGCAGGCGTGCCAATCCGAACACCGCTGGTCTGTACAGGACTACGCTGCTCATTCGGGACACAGTTCTTATTTAGTGTAATACCATGCTCGTCGCAGGCATCCTGAACCATCTTACCAGTAATGTTCGGATGGGTTTTGCTAAAGTCAAGAAGGAACATATGGTTATCTGTTCCTCCCGTCACTACCTCATAGCCCATCTTGATAAACTCTTCAGCCATAGCCTTGGCATTCTTCACGACTTGGTGAATATAACTCTTATACTCATCGGTCAATGCTTCGTCGGCACAAATGGCTTTACCTGCAATTACGTGCTGCAGAGGACCGCCCTGGCAGCCAGGAAATACTGCACTATCGATCTTCTTAGCAAGATCCCGTCTGCAGAATATCATACCGCCACGAGGTCCACGAAGAGTTTTATGTGTCGTAGTAGTAATGATGTCCGCAAAGTCAAAGGGCGACGGATGGTCACCGGCTGCAATTAAGCCTGCAACATGGGCCATATCGACCATGAAATATGGACGGCAATCAGGAAGATCACTCCATGGACTAAATGGGCCATTTTGTTCCCATTTGGCAATAGCAATTTTATTGATAATGTTCTTAATTGTTTTATAGTCAATAATACGAGAATATGCTGAAGCTCCAGCTAAGACCAGTTTAGGTTTATACTCGATGATTTTGTTTTCGAGATCATTGTAGTCAATTCGTCCAGTTTCATCCAAATCATAAAATACGAATTTAAAGAGCTTTCCTGAGAAATTCACAGGTGATCCATGCGTGAGATGCCCACCCTGATCCAGTCTCATTGCTAAGATAGTATCTCCCGGCTTCAACACACTCATATAAGCCGCCATATTTGCATTCGAACCGGAATGTGGCTGAACATTAACGTGATAGTCTGTGTTAAAGACCTCACGCCATTTGTTGCAGCAATATTCCTCAAGTGCATCATAGAACTGGCAGCCACCGTAATACCTACCTTTATTGCCAGAAGTTCTTTCTGCCGGATAGCCTTCCGTATACTTATTAGTCAAAGAAGATCCAACAGCCAGCATAATATCATCACTTACGAAGTTCTCGCTTGCAATCAGTTCGATTGTGCTACTCTGCCGCATATTCTCTGCTGCAATTAGGTCAAAGACTTTTTTACTCATTTAATTTCTCCTATCAAAAATATAATACCAGTATGCCTTAATACTAAACTGCCATTTCTTTCGTTTTGCATTCCATACTCGGCCATTGCAATAGACCTTGCCATTTCGTCTCATGACACGACTCAAATATGGATGCCAATGATTCGGTGGTAAATGGATATACTCGCCGTTGATCTTCACTATCTCCCGGTTGCTGATCATCCAATCGGGCTCATAGATCTTTCCAATAGGTACCGTATCTCCAATGTTTACCACTTTCATTTTAGGTTGTTCAAACTTTGCCATCTTTCTTAACCTCCACTGGTGGTTCATCAAAAGGCGAAAGTAGAGCATTCATAATTGGATAATAATTGCCAGTTTTTGTTACAAGCCTTAAAGATCCATCTGAGATCGTTCGACCATTATGATAAACGCCATCAAAGAATTTTTCTTTTTCTCCAAGCCCATTCTCGCCATCATAAATCTTTGTGATGATGAAACGATTGTCAGGACTATCACCTGAAAGAAGATAATAGCATTCATCACCAACTGAAATATCACAGTTTGCTTTCTTACGATCCTCATGGTACGTAGTTAGTCGGGTAGTAAACGTATCCGGTGACATTGCACTAACAATATCACTAAATGCAGTATGTTCCATCTCCTTCGCAATCTTATGGCGTTCGGTATTATCCATTGTGAGCGTAAAATAGTCATCAATCCTGTCCCATAGGTCGTTCCGTCCATTTTGCCAACCGGATTCAAAAGCCGTATCATAAACTTTCTTTCGTTGTTCATCTGAAACAATTACTCGATTTGTCGCATTATCGAGTTTGCACATAAAGTTACCAAGTTCCTGACGAATTTTCTTCCATTCTTCAGATAGTTCAGACATTGTTCTCCTCCCCATAGTAAAAATAAAGAAGCTCCTATATTTCAGAGAGCTTCCTGATCGCCTAATTCTTTATAAGTGTCACATTCATGCAATGAGTTAAGTAAGTTATCCCGTTAATCGTTATTTGAATCTGATCGCTGTTCTCGAAGTCCATCCATGAATCTACCCTCCCTTCTACGATTTCATCATCTGCAAGTTTGATCATAGCATGGTCAAAGCGCATTGCGGTATCGAAGACTTGACGATTACCTATGAACAGATTCCAAAAAATAACTATGACTGCTACCAATATCAATATTACAATGATGATAGATGCAATACGGCTTGCTTTCATGAATGCCATACCTCCACTTCTTCAGAGTACGGTGATGCTGAAATATAACAGTCGTCTACAAAAGTAGGGGGCTGCTCTTTAAGATCTTCTATAAATTCTGAATTAACATGCGTGACCATTAAAGTTGGACTTGTAATAATTCGACAAGACGTTCTGTTATAGTCATTAACGATACGATCTTTAAGATGTACCCAACTTAGATGCCCATATCTTAAGGCACCCTGAAATTGATTAGACTGATTCGTAATATCAATTTCATCAATACCAAGTTCTGCTTTTGGGCATTCAAAAGGTAACTCGCCATCGCCATGCCTCGTAACGTATGTTCTTGTTACATAGCAAATTTCAATGTCATTGGAAATGCTAGCACACAAACTGACTGGAATCAATGAACCAGTATCTGAAGGAGTTAGATCTTTGCAGGAAAAACTGCATGTAATGTCATCTAAACCTCCTGCTCCATTTAAACCTAAGCCTTGTCCACCTTCAAATATAATGGTGTCATTGCCTTCTGCTATGTCTTGGAAACTAGTAACGATGACACGAGAAGCCATTTGTCGTATATCATAAATGAAACCATGAAACAGATTTTCATTAAACCAAACCTTATTATATGGTTCTGGCAAGGTATCCTGAAGTTTTGAGATACTAAATTGACGATTACCATTAATACCAAGCAATGTGTACCATGCAATATCTTTAAGATACCGCATTAATTCAGGATCACGCATATCAAATATACTTTTAATAGGCTTGGCCATAAATTGTTTCTCATATCTACGAATCGTCTGCCAGATTCCACAGCCACAGGTATTATTTCCTTCCTGCAGAATCTGGTTTGCCATAGCATCCCATGGCGTAATCACACGGCAATTCGGATGACAGAAGCAAATTGCACGTTCAATAGCCTCTTCCTCGGACATGTCTGTGAAATACTTTGCCTGATCCAAGAGTTCGCAGTGTTCAATATTGAACTTTATCGGATCAATCAGAAAGTTTTCATCAAAATAGGTCGAGGCTCCACTAAAGAATCCCGACCCAAAATGATGGAAGATATGGCGCAGACCGTTTTTATGTTCCACAGTATGACCACGCTGCGGACCACCATTATAAAGGACGTTCAGAACAGGACCTTTTGCTTGCTGTGTAAAGTAGTCTGTTGCAAGTCCTTTTCCTTCATCGCCATAGTTTGCCCCAATGACGACTTTAATCTTTGGTTTGCTCATGTTTGCTCCTTTCTTTAATTTTCTTAGCTAGCCATTTACTTAAACCTATTAAGGATGTATCAATTGCTATAATGCTAACAATCATCAAAAAAAATGGCCATAAAAGCGCAAGCATTACATGAAAAATAAGGTCAGTACCAGGATCTTCTGCTTTATAGTATGGTTTATCGAACCAAAGTTCATCACTAACACGATCTGCTATGCTAACAATCAATCCAATTACAAAATATCCAATAACATACCACATAGCTATTAAATATTCCTTTCAATGAAGGTCAAATACCATACCATCTTCTAACTCAAATTCAACAGCGCTAATCGTTTGAAATGAATCACTATGGCATGCAATCATTGTAGTTAATATGGCCTCTTTTTCATCTTCTGCCGCTACTATCTTGCTAATAAAAGATTTAGCAGTATACTGATTAGCACATTTAATTGCATACCCAAAAACATGCCAAAGCTTTACCATGAAATCACCGGCATACCTTCTGCAGTAGGAACTTGACTTACATGATTCTTCACAATATCAATGATCGTGGGAATTACTTCCTCGATCGTCGCGTGAATGAGATGCTGGCCATCCAAATATTCGCCGAAGGATTCTTCAATACGGGACTTATATCTTGCATAACAGTTCGTATAATTACCGTCAACAGCTATATGGTAAATATCAAACTTCTGGCAAGCTTCGTTAAACAACGGTCCAGTTTCAATATCAGCTTGCAGACCAGTGTCACCAGTGGATCTCTCAAGTCTCTCTTTTGGAAGATACGGATTCAGAGGTTCATCGCCAAGAGTAATGATGACACCTTTTTCGCCTCGCTTCCAACAGTCAAGATCCATATGATGAACACCCATAAACCACGCTGCCGTATAAGACTCGAAAGCATTGCCTCCGCCGCCTTTTTCAAAATATACTTTGTCCAACCATTCTGCAATCCTGACATCTGCTTCGAATTGCGAAATCTGAATAGGAGCTTGGTCATAAGCCAAGTCTCCAATGCCCATGATACAAAATTCTACGTCAGGAACCTCAGAATATAACTTGGTCATGACCTCATTGAGTCTTTTGGCGACCTCCGCAATGCTGGTGCCCATCGATCCAGTAACATCGAGAGCCAACACAACCGGGATCGTATGCGGATGCTCAGCACTGTCTCTGCACTCACGCATAACCTTATACGGTAGAAGCTTGTCGTCTATTCCACGCGCTTTAAAAATATCTTGCGCTGTATAATTCGAACTCAAATTTCCAGCAGAGTTGACCGATCTACCAGTAGTATTTGCATATGTAGTGTAACTTACACTATCCCAAGAGCCATATCCCATGTTTTTAATCTCCTTTCAATTTCTTACGCCATGACGAACAATTTTATTATCATGAATATAAATCAAGCTTGGGTCATCGCATTCTTCATATCGACTATATCCAAGAAATCCATCTTCAGGATCGACAATGTAAGGACAAAGCCAATCTAAGAATTTATCAATATCATTATAATAATTTTTAAGATTGCATCTAACTGTAAGAAAATATAGTGGTTGTTTTGCAGCACCATGCAAATCATTTTTGATAAAGGTCGTATTGGTTGTCCCCGGAAAATAATAGCTATCAAAGCATAAGTCATATTGCCAGTTTACAATTTTAAAGAAATCATGGTTTGGCAATTCTTCAGGCATTGGCCCATCGTTGACCATATAATTAAGAATTTGTACAACAGTCGGATCATTTTTAATCTGAGCTGCCATAACAAACTCTGTATACATACCCATGTTTTTAATCTCCTTTCAAATATATTATTCTTTAATACAGTCTTCGAAGTTTACCCAATTATCATATTCTTTTATTTTTCGCCATTTAATATTTTCTTCACTCTTTTCAAATATACCTCCGCAGCAACTACATAAGACATCTCCTGAATCAAGCAAAATCCCAGCATGCGAATTATTTAATTCAAGATCTTCAAATAAAATTTGTTTTGACATAAGGTTATTATTTTAATCTCCTTTCAAATCTCAACTATTATCGATTTCTGTTAGAATGTCTTCGGCACATTCATATGGTGGAATGTAAGCATCTGCATTGATATCTCGTGCCCATTGTAGATAAAGTTTTCCATCTATATCCGCTAAAATTCTGTAAATATCGTACATACCTTCAAGCGGATATAACACACTATCTAGTATTTCGCCATTGTATAGACCTGTGTCAATGTCTTCATTTGAAATATAAAAGAATTGTGTTTTATTTGTTATACGATCTCTATGATTTATTTGGTCTTTAATTAATTGTGTCATTATAAAACCTAGCGTTACTTTCGATTCAGTAATATTAGGAATTAAGAAGATTATACGAGCATCGTTATAGTCACTAAAGTCCTCAATTGGCATTAATAGCTCTTTTTGCATAATTTATTTCCTCAAAAAATATAAAAGAGGCAACCTTAAGTGGCTGCCTCTTCCTCCTTGTTTCTAAAGATTTTGATTTTCTTATTTGGATCTGGAGTTCCTTTTAAAATCCGTTGCTCAAATTCTGCGAAGTCAGATGAACTATCTATCGGTTTAATAAGCTTTTCTAGTACATTATTAAGTTCATCAGATTCTATAATGTTAAGTGATATTGCATCATCATAAAGACCATTAATCTTTGCTCTCTGTCCTCTTATCAGTTTCTCCATCGGCATGCTCCGTTTCACCTTTTTCGCCAAAGTCAAAGATCCCGCTGAAGAGGTCGCCCATGTTGCCGCCAGACATCATCATAAGCGGCATCATATTCGCCATAGCGTTGTTCTGGGAATTGCCGCCAAAGCCCTTCATCATCTCGCTCATCATCATGAACTTCATAATCTTGTTCATGGACTTCTTGCCGCCACCGATGATGTCTTCACCAAACATCGAGACGACCTTGCCATAGAAGTAGGTCTCGCCCATAAAGATATGACGCTCAGGAAGAATGGTCTCAACAGTGGAATCCTCATAGTTAATGACGGTAATGGTTCCAGAATCTTTCTTAAGAACGCACTTCGGAAGGCCCGCCACGATGATGATGTCGCCCGCTTCAACTTTATTCGTCGGAATGATGAAGAACATCTCATCACCCATCGGGAACACGAAATTAGCACAATTGACCAGACGGCCTTCTTTCATGTTATAGGACTTGTAGCCATTAGAAGTCTTAACTGCAATGTTGCCATTCATAGATAGCCGGCACATACCATTGTCCACTTTACCGAACATACCCTTAAAGGCATCGAACATAGAATTGTTGCTCATGTTGTTGTTAATCATTTCATTATTCTCCTTTTCTTTAATAGCTTCATCTAAAATATAATTTAAGACTTTTTGTTGATTATCCGTCATATTTTCAATGACATCAGATACTGTGTTTTCAGGTCTTTTGGCATACATATCTGCTTCAATGGTTAAAAGCGGAATGCAACCATATTCATGTTCTTCCGTCAAACTTCGTACACCAAGATCACCAAAAGATTTAAGAATGTCGCTTAAATATTTATAATTTGCTCCCATCTGAAAAGTATTTGGTTTACTTATACAGCATCCCTCCGTTGCTAATTTGTTTTGCATTTGCTGCATACTTGGCTGATATTCAATTGTCCCTAGATTTAATAATGTATTAATAGAATTCAAATAGTTTGTCATGTGCTTAGATTCTCAAGGGCAATCTTAATGAAAGCTTCAGCCTGTGTTTTCGTGAAGCCCTGAGTAATATAAGAGTCATAGGTTTCCTTCACAGCTTTGGCATGGGCTTCAGCTTTCTCCTTCCGCTCAGCATCTTCTTTCAATTTCTCAAGATCGAAACGTTTTTGATCGTATTTTGTTTTAAGATTATGACGAGCTGCAGCTTGGTCTGCCAATAACTGGTTAAATTCAGCAGCTTCTTCCTGTTCAAGTTCATGCTTCTGTGCTTCATAAGTAATCTCAGCTTGTGTCATTTTCTTATCCTCCTGTTTGTTGTATAAAATATAATTTACATAACTTTGTTCTGGTTTTTCTTCGACGTACATGCCGTAATGAGAATTGAAGCTAATCCTTTGCTGTCGCTCTCCTAAGTCAATTCGTTTCTTAAGAAAATCAATCCATCCGCTGCCCTCAGGATTGCATTTGACATAGAAACAGGCAGAACTATGATCTTTATCGGATGTATAATCGACTGCCGTTACTTTTCCCAAAACTTTAGGATTTGGATTATGCCAATAAGGTTTGTTTAAACATTGTGTTCGCCATTCCGGATAATTTTCTTTTGTTGCGACCCAATAAGCCATACTATCAAGAGCATCTTCTCGGTTCACGGGTTAGCCTTCTTTCTTTTCCGAAGTTCCTCAGCAGTTGCTTCTTCGTAGTATTCGGGCTTCTCAGATTCTTCTCGCATACCAATCGCAAGACAATCATTACAAGGATCTTTAACCTCATCAAGATCTCCATATTTGCAAGTCTCACAGTATTTGTCGAATCTTACCTCCCGGAAAATATTGCTGTCCAAATATCATTCCTCCTTTCCTTCAGGATTATTGAACCATAATGTAAAAGACTCATAGCATTTGTCACAAAGAAGCTGACGAGGCTTGGACTTGCCTAAATATACGATGTCCTGAATGATATGTTTTTTCTCTGTGATTGTTTTACCGCAACGTGAGCATGTGTATTCCATAGTTATTTGCCTTTCTTCTCCATTTTAGAGTCTACTTTCTGAACATGTTCTTTAAACATAATAGCTTGCCGAAGTTCCGCTATAGAGGTAGTCATAGTGTAATGCTTATTAGGATGTATTTTATTGGCAAGCTCCACAATAATTTCTTTAGCATTTCTATCCTCAGCATGAATATCAGTTGTAATTAGATCTGCTTCTGGTAAAGTCTCGATCCATTTACAGAACATTCTCCATTCTGGTAGCCTATGTTTTTTACGTTGCTGATAGATAGTCTTAAGTTGACGGTAGTCTGTTCTCATGTTTGCAGTAAGTTTAAAACCAGCTGGATTACTATAAAGAATCTCTAAATATAGTTCCTTTAGAACTTCTGGAGAAACTGTAGGATCAGAAGCCAATTTATTGTAGTCATCAACTTTTTCTTGCATGATTTCAATAATTCTTGGATCAACATAGGAAATATAAGACTCTTTTAGATTAAACTTAGTAATCCGATGCATAGTACTTTGTGAAGAAATAAAATCGAAGAAATGATATCGCTCTGCTTCTGTCCAAGCTTTAACCGTAAAAGTTAAATCGAATTGAACCGTAGGTCCATTAAGCCAGTTGTCATGACCTTCTCCTTGTCCAGATGTTGCTAAAGCTTTAATTCCAGGAGTTAGTTCATCAGTCAGCTTATCAACATCAGTAGCCATTGGAAACTTTGCTCCACGAATGCTTTCCTTTAAACCAAAAACGTGCGCATTTTTAACGACTTCACAGCCTTTTACTCGCATATAGTCCCTCCTTAAACAACTACACCATAAGCTTTAAATTGCCAAACAAGATACTCTTCCTCGATAAGCTTTCGAATTAACTGCATCTTTGTTACTCTATATTTAGCAGCAAGTTCGTCAAGCATCTTATATTGAGTCTGAGTAAGCCCAAAGGTTAATGTCTTCTTTTTTTCTTTTCTATGAAGACCACCGCGAGCTAAAGGAGCTATCACACCTCTACGGGCATACTCATTTTCGATAAGGATACGAATGACCTCGGGAATTTTTTTCTTAAAATCTTCAGCCATTTCATTCAGACCTTTATACTGTTCTTCGCCTAGAGTCACTTGAACATTATGCGAATATGTTTCAATCATTTTTGAAACTCCTTCCAAAACATAGAAGACTGGATTCCATGATTGTCTTGATACTTACCTTTGTAGCCTACCTCTTTATAAACGTCTTCACCATCAGCACCTTGATAATCTTCAAAATATAATTGGCTGATCTTGACAAACGGATAGATAATGACCGGCTGAATACAGAAGATCTCAAACGTCCAGTAGCCTTTAAAGTGGTTATCACCGAAGCCTGCTGTACAATGAACATTCACACCGAGTCTACCAACTGATGAACGTCCATCGATACAAACATGTACTCCATGAGTTTCTGTTCGCTCAACCGTTCGACCCAAATATAAAAGTCCAGGTTCAATAACCAATCCTTTTTCAGGGATCTTAATGAGCTTATAAGGATTATCTCGCTTCATGTCTATTGTCTCATCTGTGTAAATCAGCAATTCATCAGCCAGCATTACGTTGTAGCTGTTAGGATTAAGCTGTTCAGGATGGAAGGGATCAATCTTTATGTGTCCCTTCTCCATCTCCTCCAGAATTTTGCCCTTTGTGTACATGTTCTTTACCTTTCTTTGTTCGAATTATTACTAAAACCATAAAAACAGGCCAGAAGATCATATAGAGAATATAAAGAAAGTCACAAAAAGCACAATATGTACTCTTTGTGACCTTCGGATCATCTTTATACTTCTCATCGTATGAATCTTTGACGGTATCTAACGTATACAAGAACGTTTTGTACAAGTAAATGGTTATCACGAAATATAACGCCAGGAGTAAATATTTCAGCATTTTGAAGTATCACCTTCTTTTAAGATAAGTTGTAAATCCAAGTAACGGCAATAACAAACAATGTAAATATCCCCATTCCAATCATAAACCACATTAGAACTGTTGCAAGTTCTTTATCTGCTTCTGAAACGGGTGAATCTTGAACATCGCTGCCTTTGTTAATTGGTATATCCTGTTCTACATCATTTTTCACAGGATAAATATTTGTCTGCATAGTTGCGTTAAACATTTGGTCATGCAAACTACAGGACTGACTTAACATCGCTGACTTAATACTATCTTGCATGTTCATAATTTGAGTATTGACGCCATAGATATTAAGAGCATTTAACAGATTTTGAGTTTGCCATTCTTGAGAAGCTTGAAGTTCTGCTTGCCTTTGTTTTCTTGCAAATTCGGCAAAGGATTCTCGCATCTCATCATCTGACAGCTTCTTTTTAGGCTTTTCAAGTTCAGTTCCGCAATACTCACAAATATAACTGTTAACAGGTGCACCACAGTTTGGACAATTACAAGGCTTTTTCTTCGTTTCTTGATCCGTATTAATTACCACTGAACTGTAGCCATCTTTTTGCGAAGGAGAATAAAAACCATTTTGTGTAGCATCCATTGAATCAATTTCTGCTATGCACCTATCATTAGCATAAAGCTTAGCACTCACTCGCAGCCACTTCCATCTAAGCTGCAGGAGTCTGGCTGATATAGAAGCTTGAACTTATAATCTGGTATTGCTTCAAATGCGAAAATATCAGTTTCGCCATAATCATGTAATACCAAATAATCAGTAAGGGATAATGGACACATATCGCCAGGACCAATATAAATAGTTACTATATTGGCTTCATCACCAGTATATCCCTCAAAATCTATAAAACAAACTCGATAATTTATTTTTGGATTTGCAAATGCTATTTGAATATGTACTTTTTCTCCTACAAAGTCAACAATTTCCTGAAGATTATTACCAGTCCATTGAACTGCTTCCACAAGTTCAGGTTTCCGTGTATAATAAGCCATGTTTCTTCTCCTTTGCTAATTTTCGTTTCTTTTGTTGGGCTCTTTTACGAGACCAACGTCTAGTTGCTCTAAAGAATCGACCTATATTCCCAAAGCTCCTCTACTGTATCGGCAATAATCTCAACATGATCTCTACCCGTGAGATATACCATATTAGGAGTTTCAACTTGTGCCATGCCATTGCGAAGAAATTTGATATCGGTATTTACTGGACAAGTTACGATCTCTCCATCAAGTCTTCGAATATAAATAGTCCTCATGTCCAAAGTCTCCTATAGTTTGCAGCGACTTCTTTCGGATCAGCTGCAAGCCACTTCCATTCACGAGCTTTACGATCAAAGACCTCACCAAAAACGGCATGATATTTGCCATCTTCACCAATGACTGCAACCTGCTCTGCCATGATGGGATCAGACGCCTCGCCTTCGCCGTTTCTCTTTTTAGCAAAGGGAAGATCGACATTAAGGCACTGAATATAATTTTCTTTGTCGCACTTCTTCAAAGGTGCTCTCCAGTTCCAGTGAGTAGCAACTCTAAAGGAGTTCATAGGCTTACCATAATATGTGACCTGATCCTTTGTTCCTTTCGGGCACAAATATAAACTGGTCTGCCGTTTATCCTTAGCAACGGATGCAAGTACTTCGTATTCATCACCAAGTTCTTTGCCCAGGGCCTTGAAGAATTCATAGCATTTATTGGTCTTTTCTTTGATAGTCATGTTTTGTTTCTCCTTTACCAATTGTCATTTTCAGTATTGCCATATTCTTTAAATATAGCTAAACATTTGTCTAAGACTTCGCAGTATTTGGCATACTCTTCATCGGTTAATTCTTTAAGCACTTTTCCGCAATCAAATTTTGATACTTTCTTGATAGTATGCATTGCACTTTTCTTCGCACGTAAAAAGCAACTTCTTCGAATAATACGACTTAAAGCTGTTAAATCATCCGAATGCATGAAAGGAAAATGATTGTATTCCCAAGCAATACCGCCTTTCATAAGTCCACCGTATTTTTCTGCTACTTCTTTAGGGCAAAGCGAACGTAAAGGTGCCTTTTCTTTAGGCAGCATAGCTTTTAGTTTCTGATTCTCTTCTTCCAATTCTTGAATCTTTAATAAAAGCTGTTCTTTTTCATTCATATTGTAAACCTCATCTTAAAATTCTAAACGCATGGTAAAAGTCTGGAAGCGAAAATGGCCAATAACTCTCAGCGTCTTTTGTCCGATAGACTCGCATATAAGCATGCCCAGCTTGATCATACTTCTGCTCAAAGTAAAATATCGAGCCCGGTTCATATCGGACAATGCCTTCCTGTAAGCCTATATTAACCAGCTTACATTGCCTGAGATCTTTCTTAGGTCTCTTAAAATGCGGTTTCTTCTTTTGCTTGTGGTTGTGGATTTGCATAAGGTTGTCTCCTTTCAAAAATATAAACTGGTGGACCGGCTGGGACTTGAACCCAGGACCTGGAGATTATGAGTCAACTGCTCTAACCGACTGAGCTACCGGTCCATTTCTGGTCTTGTCACATTGTATCCCAATCCCCAAACTCCCAGTTTGTTATTGTCCGCTTTGCGTCTCGCCATGCTTGCAGAATATCATGTCCAATGCACCACACTTTCCGCCCGCGATAAACAAAGTTGATTTCATATCCACAGTCTTTTCTTTTCCAGCCAGGCTCACGAATAAATGCTTCTTTCGTAATTTGAATGCCGTTTCGCATGCATTCTCGTCTCAGTCGTTTTGCAATTTTTCTTCGCATATATAATTCTCCTTTCAAAAAAAAATAAAAGAGAAGCCGTTGTTATTCGGCTTCTGGCTTTTGTGTTTCTTCTATGACACAACTGATGTCACCTAAATTCTTTCTTAAAAGTGTTTTTAATACGTCCGCATGAATATCTATATCATTACATATGCTATTGATGCAAAACTTCAGCATATATTCACGCATGCTTTGTTCAGGAAATAGTTGTAATATCTCCTGTATCATGCGCTTTAATTCGCTTTCTGCTTTGCAGAATTCTAATGTTGTATTGTTCAATAGATAATTGACTTCTTGCGTCATATCATTACTTTTTTTACCAGATTCTAGTGCAATTTGCATTATTTCTAAAGTTGTCATATTATTTTCACTCCTTTCATATTAGTCAATGCAGATATTACGAAATTGGCTGAGGTAGCAGGATTCGAACCTGCAAATAACGGAGTCAAAGTCCGCTGTGTTACCATTTCACCATACCTCAATATGAAAAAATATAAGAGGAGCTTTAATATCTCCTCTTAAGCATGTTATTTTATGCTGGATGGTACCTCCATGCCGGTAATCGATTCTATGTATGCGAAATATTCATCAGCGAGCTCGTGCATCATCTGCTCGCTAGCACCAAAGCCAAGACTGTCCTTCAGAAGCGTTACCTTGATAGTTTCATCGTCTTCACGAGTAACTTCAAGTTCTGCTCCATATACGTAGCCTTCTTTAATCTTAGCTTCAGCTTCTTCTTTAGTAATTGCAGTCCAGCCGCCGATTAAACGCTTGTAAACATAGATCTCCTTCATGTTTTTAATCCTCCAAATCATAATTTGAGCATGCCTGCTCTATTATTGAGGATGTTAAAATTACGAAAAATATAAAAGAGAGCCTAAATTTTAAGCTCTCTTCTTCTCTTTCTTGACTCGAAGTCTCTTCATTCTGTCTGACTTCTTCTTATTATGCTTCTTACGCTTGCATTCTTTTCGTTCAAGCTCCTCGACACGTTTCTTGTATGCTTCAAACTGTATTCTGCTTGTTGCATGAATGGCTGTTAATATTGCCAGTTTTCGCATGTTCAGTCCACAGGCAAGCATACATGCTTCAGGATGAGTTGCTATCAATTTAGAAGCAATTGATGCGTAACGTTTAATATTGTCTTGATTAATCACTTCAAGTCACCTCCTATTAATGCAAATGTGAATCTTACGAGAAAATATAACTGGTCCAAGTGGCGAGGCTCGAACTCGCGGCCTCTTGATCCCAAATCAAGCGCTCTAACCATCTGAGCTACACCTGGATAAATGCTCGGTAAGCCTTTTAGAACCCGAGCCAGGACAGAGCCATACATTCTTTCGGATGTAGGGTATAACCTGTTCTTTGCCACAACGTAAAAACGCATACGGTCAGGACCTGGTACCGCTGACCGGAATCGAACCGGCATGACTTTCGTCGGCAGATTTTAAGTCTGCTGTGTCTACCTATTCCACCACAGCGGCAAATATAAAAGCGGATATCGCCTCACCGGACAATTTAATCCGCTTATTTATTGCTTAATAATCTCCGCAGCCAATCTTTGCGATCAGGTCAGATGCTTTTTTCTTATAATAAGAAGACCACATCATCTTCGAGAGATTATTAATTGCCATAATTGCATGGGTCTTCGTCTGATCAGAAACCGGTTCAGGCGCATCCCCAAGCATCTCATAGATCTTCTCAGCAGACTGGCAAATATAATAATCTGCATCATTGCTACTCATGGAATCCACGATAGCATTAATGGCAGCCTCTGTAGAATTTCCCGGAAGAAACATCAGAGGACCAGTCTGAGCCGTAACCGAACGCATAGATGACTTTCTAGCATTCATAGAGTAGCTCGGGTCAAGCAGAACTTGATAAGGTACATCAAGCTTCTTACAAATAAGTGCCAGTCCCATCATACCAAGCCCGGTAAAAATAGGAGCAGCTGAACTCTGTGCTGCCGAGGTCAATAAGCTGCCAAGTTTCTGCCAATCGACATTAAATTTTTTCATAATAAATTTCTCCTTTTTAATTCAAAAATAAAAGAGAAAGAGCCTGTTCATCTCTTCCTCACTATAAAAAGTGTAAATTTTACGAATCGTCTTCGTCAAAGTCCTCCTCTTCATCTTCATCAATTTCTTCCTCATCTCCAAATCGAGCTTCATAAAATTCTTTAACTTGCTTTACTGCTGTATCAAACTGTGAAAGCTGTTCATCGACATATCTATCCACGGCTTCAATTGTGGTATACTTGTCGGATTGGATTTCATGATAGACCATGTCAAATAATCCTTCATACATGCAATCGATGATGAGATTGGCTTTTCGTTTCTCAAATCTAATTTCTTCTTTGGTCATAAAATATCTCCTAAAATATAAAAGGAGAGTCGTTGTAGACTCTCTATTAGTTTTTTCCATCTCTGGCCGAATAATACCAGAATTCTCGATCTGCGTTTTCTAGCTTTTCTGCTACATCAGATTCTCTGTCTTCTAAATATCTTCTTAGCCAAGGATATGGTGCCTTGCCTATAAGGGTATCTAGCATACAAAGCTGACGTACTAAAGCTTCGCCACGACAGTACCAAATTTCTCGTAAAATACTAGCCTTGATTTCTTGAATAGATCTCATAATGCTCTCCTTTTTAAGATTAAGGGCCCTGATATGTTGCAATACAATAAAAATGGTCCAGTAATCTTCGAATTGCCATTTCATCTTCACTATAGTGAATATCAAAACGATTTACTAATGAATCGTTCATGATCTCAATAAGTTTATCATAAGAAATGTTTTCAAGTTTCTTACTCGGATCAAGATTTATCATATCGCAAGTTATCTTAGTCATAGTCCTCACCTCCATTATAAAAGCTGTTACATTTACGAAAAACTATAGGACCTGTATTAGATCCTATAGATATGAGATCATTTACCTTCTCGAATAAACGTCCAACCTATTTCTACATCTTCGAACATGTCATTTGCCATCTGAAAAATATCATTGACATACTGGGTACTTGCTATCTTGGGACGCGGCTCACCTTTCTTCCGCTTGACGTATCCATGATCTTTCAAGCTTTTAAATGCAAAGCCCAAGAGATCATAGCCAACACCAAGCAGCAACATAGTACCGGTCACAATGCCTCCAGTTATGCAACTAATCTTTACAAACTTTTTCATAATGTAGTTTCCTTTCTAAATTTATTTGAGAATATATCTCATTAAAAGGAATGCAAAAATTACGAAAAACTATAGGACCTGTATTAGATCCTATAGAATAGATATTACCCAAGAAGCCTCATATCTTTGAGCACTTCAACCTTGGATTCGCCATTTTTCACACGAATAGAGAGCTCGATTTTCTCTTCAGGGGTCATCGGCCTGCGCAGCTTATGATACATACCGAGACTATGGTCATAAACGCTAAGTTCCTGAAGCTCCTGTTCCTTCTTCAAGTCACGCTTTCTGTCGATCGAAGAGATAGTCTTGCTAACCTCTTTACCGGCATAAAAAACGACTGGAATCATTGCAAGAGCCAGTTCCTTGTTGTTTTCACACCATTTCACGGTTTTCTCAAAGCCACATTTAAGGTCATATTTGACCTCCCAGACTTTGTCACTCACTTTCTGTTTGATTTCGGCCCAAGTTTTCATAAAGATAACTCCTTTCTTTGAACCTTCTTGGTTCTTCACTATTGGAGGTGTTTCTTTTACGAAAAATATAAGGCCCTGTAAAATACAAAGCCCTATAATGATTAGCTATTGTTTCATTTCTTTGGCTTTTGCTTTCATTTCTTCATTAAATTTAAAGAATTTATAGACTGTTTCTCTATACTTACCTCCAGCATTATACAAGGCAATTATTGCATTTCTTATCGTCTGATCCTGTAACATATCGCCATCATATTTTACCGCTGCATATACTATATGGATCACACCACAAGGAACTAAGATAACTTTTGTATAAAGCTTTTTTAACCATGCAGGTTTAAATGAGTCTTTTGCAATTCTTGGTTTGAATACTAATTCAAGTAAAGTCATAATAAACTCCTTTCTAAGCCAATAGCTCATTAAAGGAAATGCAAAAACTACGAAAAATTAGTAGACCATGTAAGGCCTACTAATAGAACATTATTTCTTATGATCTTCTCTTATCTTCGAGACGCATACGAATATACCTGCCCGTCTCGAAAGCAGATTCATTCCAGTCATCAATGCCAGCTATGATTGCAGCTAGACCAGTAGCGCCAATAATACCTCCAAAGAAGGGCTTGACGATTGACTTTGCTTCGGATGTACGAATCATCCAGTAAGCAATGGTCATCAATGACCCGCCTATGAAGTCTTTAATAGCTCCTCTGGCAGCCGCTGCTTCGGCTACAATGTTAGAATAGTCTCTGCTATCGAGTTCCTTCTCGCTAAATCTAGGTACCTCGACGCATTCTTCTTCGAGTTGATTGTTAAATTTTGTTCTCATAAGAACATACCTCCTTTGTTGTTCTATTAAAAAGGTTGTGAATTTTACGAAAAGTATAAGGCCCTGTAAAAACAGAGCCCTATAAGCTAGTTATTCCTGACGTTCGCAATCACCATTATCGTTATTAAAAATGTAGTACGTGTTTTTCGGGTTATGCCTTTTGAAAATATCCACAAAATCACTTGCCTCAAGTAGACCCATGTCTTGACAATGCGGCATTTTCAAATTATAGCCCAAATCTGGTACATACATTTCAATACGAAAGCTCATGTTTTTCGTCACCTCCTATTAAAACAAGTGTAAAATATACGAAAAAGAAGAGAAAGAGTCTATTTTAAGACTCAATCTCTCTATCATAGAGTGTAATATATTCAACCTCATGATTTGTAGTTATGCAGTGATACACATACTGCTTTTTATTAGGATGATCAGCAATTTTCTCAGCAGAATGATAATATGTTCCAAGCCAATCTTCAGTCGATTGCATATTACCAAATACCTTAATATCACTAAATGGTAATGCATGATATCCTAAATATCCGTATGATTGTATGTCTGCTACAACAACTCGCATTAGTTGTCACTCTCCTTTCTATAATAGGAACTGTAAAATATACGAAAAAGAAGAGCCATTGTAAGCTCTTCATATTTGATTCATTAATTCAAAGTCATAATCCTCGATTGCATATTCTGTAAAATGCATCAATAGTTTAGCTAATGCATTCAAATCAAGTTCTTGTACTTCGCAACATCTAGCTCCAGATTCTTTATAGATTATGCTCCATTTATAGACCCAAGATAATTCAAGCTTATAATTACTGTCAATATCAGTGTCTATAAACCGAGCAACATCTTTAATTTTCTTTCCTTTATTAGCCATTTGCTGTGAATATAGTTCAAAGAACGCCTTAGTTAGTTTATTATTTTTATCTTTAATATAGTCCTCAAGGGTTATCATTTGAATCACTCTCCTTTCTATAATAATCTTTGTAAAATATACGAAAAAAAAAGAGAACCATTGTAGGTTCTCTAAAGATTGCTAAAATGTTCGCACGAAGAGGTCCTCTCCAAATTTTAATTCAATTGGCTCAAAAGCCACAAGATTCCAGTCATTAGTTAAAAACTCTACCATGAGACCAATTACATTAGTTCGATCATTGCTATCATATATAAAGTCGGTAACTATACCCTCACTTCCTTTTGATACAAAAAGATCTTCCCAGTGCATTTCCTCAAAAGTATATCTAATGCATTTCTGTGTAAATGTTTTATCGCCAATATACTTAATTAAAGTATGATTAGGATATCTTCTATATGCTTTATTAAATTTCATATTTAGCATCTCCTTTCATTATAATCGTTGTAAAATATACGAAAAAAAAATAAAAAGTTGTGAGAGTTATCCCGCTTCAAACGGGAGTCTCCGGTTTAAATCGCACTCGATACCATCAGAAGATGGCCCGGCGTTCTACTATTAAACTATTATGGATCGTTAGGGCACTTCCTCCCTGGCCTGGCATAACCCAGCCAACCGCCTCACTCTCACTATAGGAGTTGTAGAAAATGCGAAAAAAAAAAGAATAGACCCTTTCGAATCTACTCTTTTGGCAAAAATCTTAGTCTTTAATTCTATATTTTTCTTTAAATTCAGCTAATTCTTGCTTCATACGCAAATACTCCTCTTGATAACGAAGCTTTTCCTCATCTTTATGTTTTCTCTCTTCGCGCATTTCATACACCTTATTAATGCGTTCATAGACTTCACTATCGCAAAACATTGCAGGTAATGCTCCAAGTGCGTCATGATCTTCGTCTATAGAGCTATCATAAGCTCTGAATGTTAGTTCATATCCGCACACTTGTGCAATTGCAACAATGTCTTCGAATGAAAAGCTATTTCGATGCAATTTGTTATTGAAATACGATTTAGAGATGTTTAATACTATTGCCGCTTCATCATACGTAACATTTCCGTATTGCATTAGCCATTTAACTAAATTTGATTTTGGTCTAGATTCCCAATTCTTAATTTCCAAAATCCTCACCTCCATTAAAGCAGGTGCAAAAAATTCGAAAAAGAATAGACTCTTTCGAATCTACTCTATATAGTATTATGCTTTTCGCCAGGGGTTTAGATATCTGATCGCTATAAAGCACAGTCCAATTGCCAAGATCAGTTTATGATCTAAGATCCATGTGGATAGCGAAATATCACCGCCGATTACAGCGGAAATAAAGTTCACCACTCCAATGGCCAAGATCAACACCAATGGCACTACGAACAGTCCAAATAGAATCTTTTTAATCATGTTAAATCCTCCTTTTGAAATATCTTTCATTAAAAGGAGTGTATTTTTTGCGAATCTAGCAATATTTCTGTTAATTGACAGATAGGTATGCGAAAAAAGAAGGAAACCGTTAAGTTTCCCTCTAGATAGTTATTAAATAATCATCATGATCACACCGACTGCGATCAAACCTATTGCTCCAAATTCAGCATAGGCTATCACGCAGGCAATGCCGACCAATAATAATTTCTTAGCTCCATCTTTATTATCTTTCACTCACATGTTTCCTCCTTCTTTCGAGGCTCAATATGCCTAATTATTGACTGTAAGGCATCCATCCTCCCTTGAAGGTAATTCGCCTCAACGGACATGTCATAATCCGGTTTGCCTTTTGATTTATAAAAGGCATCAGAATTCTGATAAATGTCTTCCATTGACATGATTTCATCTTCAAGGAACTTTTTCAATGCTTTTTTTCTTAAATAGCGCATAATTGCATGCACCTCCTCTATTTATAAGGGTGCAAAATTTACGAAAAAACTTTTTAAGTCACATTAAGTGCACAAAAAAAAAGAGAGTAGTTGTAGATTCTACCCTCTTTTTGACGCTTAAATCTTGCGCCGTCTTTCATTCTTCAGGAGACCCATATCATCTAAGGCCTCCGCTTTGGTAACTCCATCGGTCTTCATTCGGTCAGACATTTCGAGAATATCCGAGTTCGTCAGTGGATGCTTGACCATCAGATCTTCGCCCGTGAAATCGTCTTCTACAAGACAAGCTTCCCGCTTTTTGTCTCCACTGAGAGCACTTCCAATGATTGAAATAAAGCTCACAGTAAGACCGATTGCTGGGACAACCCATCCTATGTTGTCTGCGATCTTATGCACTGTCGGACTGGTCTTCTCAACCACAAAGTCGAAACCCGCCTGCATCTTCTCTTTCCATGTCTTAGGTTCTTGTTTTTCACTGATTTCCTCGATAGGAGTTACGTCTGCATCAATAATTTTGCCCATTTTTTATTAATCTCCTTTCTTGAGGTCTATTGCCTCATTATAACCAGTGCAAAAAATACGAAAAAATAAGGAAGCCGCTGTATTTCAAACGACTTCCATTTTGATTAAAGTTTACCTAAGAATTTGTCTTTCAAGTTGCGAGCTTCCATCTTGAGATCTTTGTATGCATTATGCACCTCATCCATTCGATAACTCATGTAGTTACCGCCGATACCAATACCAACTGCGGCTACAATTTTCAAGAGATCTGCTACGAAACGCTTGTTTTCGGCCTTCACTTTCGCCTTATCAATAGCAAGACGCTCTTCATCCAATTCATTCTTCGTGTTGCTATCGAGTCTAGCTTGCTCGACCTTCATGTCATTATTTCGTACTTCAGCAATCCCTTTCCACTCGTTAAACACCTTTTGGCGATTGCCATCGTCATACTTGAGTTTCCCGAGTTCGATGAGAGCTTCTTTTTCCCTAAGATCTCTCAGTTCTTCTAAGCCCATCATTTCTTCATCGCTCATGAATATACCTCCTAAATAACTTTAATTAGGGATCTCTCCCTATTATTAGCCTTGTGATTTTTTCGACAGATCTTCAACTTTAAATGAAATACTCTTTTGTGTTCTCACCCAATCTAAGTCAAAATCCAAAATGAATCGGATTACATCTCGAGAACCGTCTTCATTGCTTTCGATTCTTACGATGCCTTCATGATGTGTTTTTGCAAATTTCCACCCGAGGAAAAATGCGAAAATCACTCCAAAAATGTCTAGGACGATCATCCACCATGTGAGAGTTATGCTCATGTTTTCTCCTTTCTAAAAAAAAAGAGAGAAGACTCTGTATATAACAGAATCCTCTCTTGAGATTATTACTTCTCTCTGCCTTCTAACTTGCAGAGTGCCGGATAAACAACTTTTGGAACAAGATAAAGCAAACCAATCATTTCGATTGCAATAGTAATCCACCACCAAGACTGGCTGAAGTAGTAGGAATAGGCTTCACTCATAGTAGCTCCCTTTACCGCTGTTGGGTATATTACCCACTCAGGATAATGAAAGTTCACAAGAGTTCCGATTCCATACTCGATCATCCCAGTCAAGATAATGACTAGTACAAGGATTGCATCGATCAGAATATACGCTTTCATGCTCTTTTTCATCTTTCTTTTCTCCTTTAATTTATTAGTTTGAGAAGTTTTCATTTCTCTCACTATAGGAGGTGTAAATCTTACGAAAATATATAGACGCCCTCAGTTTTGCGTCTATATATTGAGGATTCTTAAGCCACTAAATATGCATAGTATGCTGCATACTTGATTTCTTCTCCCATGCTCAAACCAATCGTATGGTACTTTGCTGTTAAGAACAAAGTTTCTCTGATGGCCTGTCCGGAAACTCCGGTAAATATGCCATAGAGCTCTGTTGCTCCAACATAAATGCCAACGATCAAGGCAATCGCCAGGATCAACTCAAATACAACTTTAATCATTTTAAACATTATTAGTTCCTCCTATAAGTTAATATTTTCCTCATTATAGGCGTTGTCATTTTTACGTTTTACGTAATATTGCTGTCATAGACAGATAAATATGAATTAAAAAAAAATAATACGTTGTAAAGTTTGAGGAGAGATGCAGATCAATCCTCATAATCTTCTTCAAGTTCAATATTAATATGTGCTACTGTTATGCTTGCAATTAATGCAATAACGAATACTGCAAACAGCACGTCTATATGACCTGTAATATACGCCGGTACGCCAATGACGAGTGCTATTGTTAATATGCAAATATATGCAAGAATCATATTAGTAAATTTCATCTTTATTATCTCCTTTTCATATATAAGATTCTTCTTTCATCTCTCCTCACTATAGGCGTTGTATTTTTTACGTTTACCTAAAAATATAAAAAAGAGAGAAGCTGTAGAAACTTCTCTCTTAAAAGCTAAGCTTTTGAATTTAAGTTTCAATGAAGTCTTCTTTACTATAGACTAAGACAATTTGTTTTTCGCCTTTGTAGTCGCCATACTGATTGCGAACAGTTTCATTGCTGATTCGAACCAGCATTCCTTTGGGCACATAGGTAACTTCAAAGCCTCTAACAGGTTCGCTATAGTGGTCCCATATTTCAACATACCTAGGGTCACCATATTTACCCATTTCTCTAGCATTAGGAAATTCTTGATCAAAAATACTGAAATCATATCCACATTCAGCCAAAAGTTTATCCCATGCTTCATACGTAGCATCAGGATATGCCAAAAAGAACTCAATAAGTCTTTTATCAAAGTTAACGCTCAGATCGTTAGGATCATTGTCATTAATTAAGAACGTCTGGACATTGTTATCGTCAGTTCTCGTCAAGACTCCGATCTCTTCTTTGTCATTTTCATATACTTCGCAATTTGCATAGATCATGATTTAATTTCCTTTCCTTATTTTGAGCTTCTTTCTTCATTTCTGAAGTTTTTTGATAAGCCTTACTGAATTCATCATATAGTTTCCGCCAGTGCAATACTTAGAATCTAATTTTACTATACTTTGGGCTCTCAATAAAGCATCAAGACTATTTTCGCCTTCAACTTCAAAGGTTTCTTCGCCGCTAAAGTACTTGGTTATACCAAATAAATACTTGTTCATTTCAAACTTCTCCCTGATACCGCCACAGGATCATACCGGGATATGCATTAAAGCTGTCCTTCAAATAGACATGTCCATCTCGAATCTCGATCCAACAGTATTTGGATGAGCAAAGTTGAACATCACTATTATATAAGAGATCGACAAGCTTCTCGGCAATTTTCTTGTAGTCTGCTACGACTGCATTGTCATCACTATAGTTGATCCACTGACCTTTTTGATGAATAATCTCATCGATAGTGTTGGCAAAGAGAGGGCTTTGGGTACGATTCCATACACAAATGCCATATGTAATGAGGTCCAAAATATCAAAATTCCAGCCACGTACACCCTCAAAAAGCTTTGTGAACATAATGACCTCTTCTTGGCGCTTATAAGCTTCATCCTGCATAGCCTCCATACGAAGTGCCGCTGCTTCAGCTTCCTCAGCTTCAATTTGTGCTTTGTAATCCGCAATCGCTTCAGAACGAATAAGAGACTCCTGCCAATGACCAATTTCAGCATAGTGATCTTTAGTAATGCCGATACCAATAAACAGTCCTCCAAAGCCTGAAAATATAATGGACCCGATTAAGATCCAAAGAGCTGCTGTTTTTGAAAGATTCAGAAGCTCTTTTTCTTTCGGCTTCCTAATCGTTTTTCTTTCCATTTTGATTTCTGTTTTTGCCACATGTTTCGGGGCTACATTGGTCCGAGTCTTTATGGCTTGCTTCTTAGATGCGAAAAATTTCATGTCCTTATCCGTAAGGTCGTAGCGAATACTGTTCTTGGTCATAAGTTCGTCCATTGCAATTTTCTCTCCTTTTAAATATAAATTTGAAGAGGAGCTGTACTTCTGTATTAGCTCCTCTCGTTTTACTAAGCTGCCGATAATGTAATATCCAGTATTTAAGTTTTACATATTATCGCCTCCTCATTAATAAAAATGTAAATTTTACGAATGAAAAATAAAAAGACGTTGTAAAATATAATGAAAGGAGGGCAGCCAATTACGGTTACCCTCCTGAAATATTAAATCTTACCGCCAGCTACACGAAGCATTTCAACTGCAACAATATCAAGAATTTTAGACTGAGAAACTTCTCCTGTTTTAATATTAACATTTATTCGGGCTTTTCCTTGTGAATCTTTAGCAAAATAATCACCACCATATTCCTTAAGAAATTCGCGACTTTCTCGTTCATACTCTTTGGAATATTTTTTATAATCATTTTCTAATTTTAACAGATTCGAATTCTTATGTGCACGTTCATATGATGTGTGCAGCCCTTCACGAATATAGTTTCCTTGTTCAGCAGAGCTTAGGGTTAAGAAGTTTCCATATTTCTTTTCTAATTCTCGATTTACTTGATCACTAATATCAGTTGCAATCTGTTTTATTTCTTTTTTAGTTTCTCGCATCTGTTTATAATTTTGATTTTGATTATTAAAATCTTTTACTGCTTTATTTCTTCGTATAGCATCATCAAACCGGTCATATGCTTGCCAAGTGCTCTGCCGATCTGATCCAGGAAATTTTTTGTCAATCTTATAAATCTCTTTACCTAATTTTTCGCCATATCTTTTTCTACCTTCAGGAGTGAGAGTACCATCGGGATTCTGATAACGTCTAATACCCCATTTCTGACCTAAGATGCCATGATGAGCAATATAAGGCTTTCCATTATCATACTCGATGGTGTAGATTTCATTCACATTTACCCCCCCCCCTTCCTTTTTTTTACGTCAAACTCTTCTTCAGCTCAAGCAGAGTCGACTCAATCATGATACGAACCTGCTGCTGATCCATGGTAATACCCTTGGAAATGAGCAATCTTGTAATGTAGTCTATAACATAGTCAAGCTTCTCAGCGCCTCTGCCAGGACCGGTATAGAGCATCTCAGCAGCTTCGACTGCATACTTAACCCAGGAACGAACATTAAAAGCCTGCTCGCCATCGCTCTGCTCTTTCCAGTATTTTGATTTCGACTTGATATATGGAATCAGAAAACCGGTCAAAACCAGACCTGCCAATCCAATTGCCGCTACTACAATCTTTGTAATATCAATTGCAGCAGTAGGTTCAACGATCGTTGTCATGTTGTTTTTCCTCCTGATCTTTCTTTATACGTTCATAATCTTCAAGCTGCTGTTGACGTTCGATGTTCTTAACCTTAGCCGTCTTGATCCAGCCTAAGATACCACATTCGCCGCCAACAGCAGTAAACCAACAGACAATCAACTGATTCGGGACATTCTGATACAAATGAAAAAGCCGTATCATTTCAACCGTAAAAGCTACAGTCAAAACGCTTACGACAATCAAAGCAATATTACTTGTCTTCATTGCATCAGTTTACTCCATGTTGGTCCATCCATCTGCCCAGTCACCGGAATATCATTGGTAGCCTGAAAGGCCTTCACACCAGTTGTAGTTCCGGATTCCCAGATGCCAAGAGTGCCAGTAGTCCCAAGATCAACCTTATGATACTTGAGTGCTACCTGAATCGCAGCAACACCGGGACCCTGATCTCCTTCTTTCAAAACAGGCATCTGAGCATTGTTCATGACTTTCTTGCCAACAATCTTCGAAGCAATGCCGGTAATCAGATTACTGAAGAGATTCTGGGCATTGAAAGCAGACTGCACCGGAGACTCGTCAGTCTGAACCAGTTTCTGTTCCGGAATATAAGCAGGCTCGGTAGATGGAGCATTCAGTCCCGGAATTGCTAAGTCTTTGAATTTGTTATAAAACTCAAGAGAATAACGGTAACGAGCATCTAGATTGTTGAATGCCGGTCTCTCAAAGTCCGTGCAAACAATATCAGAGCACTGCTTCAGATCATGAGAAGTCGTAAGAATATTTAGTGTCTTCGGATAGCTTTTCAGTTCCTTCAGGAAGAAGAGAACCTGCATTCTTAAATCGCCAATCGAAGTCCCAAGCTCCTTAGCGAATTTTAAGAGATTCTCTTTTCGGTCCCAGGATGTCCACTGGCAAAGACCATAGCCTACGGAATCGTGAATAAACTGGTAATCTGAAGCCGGATTATGAGAATCAGCCGCAGCAGTATAGGCTTCATCTGAAAGTGTCGTCATGCCACGCTGAGCAATGTTTGGGATAAGTGTAGACTCAGCAAACATATTGCCCATAGCACCGGCAGCACCTTCCGGAGTCAACCCGCCTTCGATTAAAGTCGTATAAATCTGTTTTTCTTGCTCATAGCTCATAGGAATTCCTCCTATTATTTATCAAAAAAACTCAAAGAATTTTAGGTAAATAAATGTTCTCATCTAAGGGCGTATTGGAGTTATCTTCGACCAAAAATGTATTTACGCTATAAATATTCCCTATTACTTTAGTCCTATCACCGGCTCCATTTGAGAACAAATACCATTCTGTAGGAACCTTACCACGGGCAGTATAAGTTACACTTATATCAAGTTCGCCATCCAGCCAAATAAGAACTTTAGTCCCTGTATACAAAAAGAAAATTTCATGTTTTTCAGATGTACTGATGGTATGACTGCCCACTTGCGAAATTGTAGCATAATCGTATCCAGCGGCTAAATGTAATTCTCCATTCACAGAACGCAATAATACCCCAAAATCCTGCTCTATACTACTGAGTTCACGGCCCATTAAACACGATGCATTATACCAAGAATTCTCACCATTTGGCGTAAAGGCCGGGTCAATAGAAAAGCTCATTCCTATTAATATGTTCTGCATTATTGGAATAGGAATATATACGTAAGCGCCATCTATTCGTAAGGAGCCATTTTCAACCGAATAAGTACCATTTACATAGGTTGCTGAACGGAAACTAATATTGCTTTGCCAGTTAGTTGAAGATAACCCATCTTCATCGAACACATCATATCGATCATATTTATAAAGTCCATTTGTGGGGATTGGATTAGAAGATTGGACAAGATCTAAATCATAGCAATAGCTTAATAAATCAATTAAATGTTCGAGCTCAGCAAGATGCTCGGCTGAAGTATATGCAATTTTATTGCCATTTGAAAAATAGATATCAAATCCCAATTGATTATTTATGCCATTAATCTTATAAATCGGATTACTGCCCTGTACTCCACCGGTTTGGCTATAGAAATAATATTTCGTACCATTAGAAGTAATATAGCTCCCATCTTCATTATCTGGTGATGGTCTTTTCGCAAAGTCGCCATATGTATCTCCACGTGTACCAGTGATCTTTTCATCAACAATTGTAATATAGCCATAGCCAACATAGCCTGTTGAGCTACGGCTATTAAAACATAGAACTTTAGGTAATTTGGTTGTACGAGTATATGTTCTCTCTTTATAAGAGTTTGTTGTAAAAAATCCATCGCCAGAGTATTCTGATAATATAGTATACGGAACTCTTTGCGATGCTTGTACTAATTCAAAATATTTTGAAAGTTTTAAAATATCTGCAGAATTAGCAGTCACACTATAACGATCACCATATGCCTCAGCAGTTACTGTGGTAGTATAAACCATGACATCATTATCTAAGACCTGTATCCCCCAGTATCCTTCATGTACAACTGGAATAATATAGGTTGTACCTACTTTAACTCCAGTTACATATTTAGCGGCATTAACTCCGGTAACCGTCAATGTTTTAGAATCATACTCATTTGGAACACTTAAAGCGATAAAAGCATAGGTTTGGTCATCGCCTGTTGGAACAGAAATAATGACTGCATCGAAACCATCAACGCCTGATTCCGGAAGATAAGTTCCATTTTGATTAGCCGATAGCGTTTCAAGAACAGGACGTGTTCCGCCTTCAATCTCCAACACTTTCGGTACAAGTGTATTTAGTTTTTCACTGGAGGATGCAGCGACGCCTTTAGTTGTGAGATTGGCAGCCAGAGCAGACTTCTGAGTAATCAGCTCTTCTAAATAGTCACTAATTGTATTACTCACGGCTCTTCCTCCTCTACATCGACGATTGAAGCGAGACTCGTTATGAGATTATTTACATCTGTTTCGAGATCGGTAAGACGTGTACGAGCAGTCGCCATTATGGTATTAAACTCAGCCTCAGTTCCAGAATACCCAGCTTCTACGGCTTGAGTATAAGCAGACTTGCCGTTTGAACCACCAGAATAGTAAATGTCATTACGTACAAGTAATCCCATATATCGATCTCCTTTCTTTTAAAAATATAATTACACTTGGAATTATCCAAAGCATATGTCATCAGCTCGGTTCACGGTTGTTCATGTGTGCCTTCTCCTTATGCAAACATAAAATTTCCAGTTCCCGCATTGGCATAGAAAACGTCATTTACAATGTCGTACATGCCAGCCGCATCATCACTGTCTCTGACGCAAGGTATAAAGTCTCTGGTAAGTACTCCGTTTATCCACATTTTGCAAGAGTAAATTCGCCCGATAAGTTGTGCTTCCACGACTCCTGCTCCTGTAATGTTAGCAAATAGGGCAATGTTGTTGTCAGATGTAAATGTTGATTTGTTAAACTTTTGGAAAAACTCGCCATTAATTACCAAGCCATTGCTAACACAAGCTTTGTATTTTTGATTGACTTGAAATGATTTGCTAAAGTCATAATAATTTGAGCCATTCTGGACGGTTCCGCCCGACATTCCATTGTGGAATAACTTAAATGATTTATTGATGTTCGCATTGTCTCCCGAAATAATGGAATGCCAGTTAGAAACAGAAGACGAAAACTCAAATTCTACCTCTGCATAACAGCCACCTTGTGCTTTAATTCCTGTATCAATGTACTGCGTACCAGACGCTTCCAAATACTGCTTCTGCGTGTACCCACTTGGCAAAACACTTCCACCGCTCACTATGCCATCCAAAACCGTTGCAACATCGCCAATATCATCTTCGAGATCGGTAAGACGCGTATCAGCAGTGGACAAAAGCTGCTTGAACTGAGCTTCCGTTCCCTGATAGCCGCCTTCGACAGCCTGCTCATAAGCGGACTTGCCATCAGATCCACCAGAATACACGACACCATTACGTATAAGTAATCCCATATATCGATCTCCTTTCTTTTAAAAGATTATGCGAAAAATATAAAATTTACAGAGAGCTTTTAGTTCAAGACCCTCATCTCAATACTTGCGCGATCTAACGAAAGCTCTCTGTAAATTTGGCCAGCTTAATAATCAAAAATATAAGAAATGTGTTATTATCTTGTAGTTAGTAAAGCTTCGAAAAATTGTTTTTTTAATTCTAACGGTGCGTTGTTATATGATGGGTTATTGCCATCAGTTGCATATGGCGCAAAGAATTCTGCATTGTTAGGAACTGATAAAAGCACATTGTTAGATGCATCATATAGAGTTGACGTTGCATTTTGATATCCGCCATTAAAACTGCCATAGCCATATACAGTAACCGGCGTTATATTATCAAATGGATTTATAATAGTATAAGCTCTCTTTACTAAATATGAACCTGTTACTACAATATCGTATGAACTATACTCTTTTAATGAATAAAAAGCAGGAGCTATATAGCCAGTACTGGTTTTTGCAGCTGCCCATACAAGCGGAATATTGTTACTTAAGACACGAGTGCCTGTTCGTTCATTAAAACGGTATTTCTGTCCTTTATTAGTACTAATATAAAAGTATGGCGACTGAATATTTACATTATTACATTTTTGCCATCGATCTAGTACTTTTGTAAACATTATATTTCTGCGATTTATTGAAGCACTTGCCGAAGCTAAATCCAAAAACTTATTAATAAGTTTAATTGCATACTCAGTTGTTATAGGATCTGGAATTGGCCCCAAATCATCCGCATAATCATAATATATAGGAATTGTTGGAGAATCCAAACTAGAATCAAAATTAGACGGCGTACTGATATACCATGTTATATCATCTACTACGGCTGTTCCAAGCA